AGGATTGATCGCCAAATCCCCGCATACAGAAGGACACGAAGCCCACGATCATATTTGGAAGAACCTACGGGCAATCAGTTCTGAGTTCAAGATACTATTGCTGACGGCAAGTCAGGTGAATAAGGAGGGATATAATAGCTGGTATCTCTCCAAAGTCAATTTTACCGGCTCAAAAGGCATCTGGGCACATGCTAACGCAGCAATTGGGATAAATATGTCGGAATTCGAGAGAGACAGCCAGATATGCCGGCTAAACTATATCGTACTGCGAGAGCAGGAGTTTCTGGGCGAGTTGCCTTCGAAATATGTGGCGGTTGCCGGTAGCCCACATCGTGGGCGATTCCATTTAATTTCAAGGTTCATTTAATGAATACAGCAGAAGTATTAGACAAACTATGCGTCGAGACGCACGAGAACAACCGTAAAGCCGGTTGGTGGGACCAAGAGTTCAATCCGCTAGTGGTGCCAACCAAGTTGGCATTGATCGTTAGCGAATGTGCGGAAGCTCTCGAAGGACATCGCAAAGGACTTAAAGACGACAAGCTCCCGCACCGGGAGATGGTCGCCGTCGAACTTGCTGACGTTTTGATCCGTGTATTCGATCTGGCCGGGTTCTTAGGCATACCTCTCGGCACGATCTTAGAAGAAAAGGCAGCCTACAACCAACAGCGACTTGACCACAAGCCCGAGAATCGGGCCAAGGTCGGAGGAAAGAAATACTGATGAAAACACTAATCACTTTTGTATCATTTGTGATACTATTCACAGCATCGGCTTCCGCCGATGACCGAATCCGTTTCCGCGATAGCCAAGGTCGAATCATCGCCACGGCTACCGTAAAGCAATCGACGATTCAGTTAAGGGACGCCCGAGGGCGTCTAGCAGGTAGCGTCACGGTGAAGGGAAATACGGCAACCGTGCGGAACGCACGCGGGCAGATAGGAAAGAAATAGCCGTGGAAGGACACCCACTTATACCCATGCAAGGGCATCAACCTACATTCGTTAGCGTTGATGCAGAAATCATACGCGAGGCAATAGTTGCGTGCGATACAGCCATTGAGAACACCCATGCGTGTTTGCAGTCGTTGAGATCACAAAATTCCTATCGAAACAAACGAGAGAAATTCGTTACCGAGTCATACGAGAAGGACTTGATTAGGCTTTCTTCTGTAAGGAATAAATTAAGGACATTGCTTGGGTGGCCTGAAGTATGAAACCAGCAACGCGAAGCGCATACCGCTTGTTCACGCAAGGGGCCATCGCCCTTTCGAAAATAGAATCCGAAGGGTTGCCGGTCAGTGTAGACAAACTTGCCGTAGCCCAACGCGAAGTCCAGGCTGAAATTCGCGAACGCGAATCCAAGCTCCGTAAGCATGAGTATTACGGAATCCAGCAGAGACGCTATGGTGCGGAATGCAACCTGAACTCCAGAGATCAACTGGGATGGGTTTTGTATGATTTTCTAAAGCTACCGGGAGCTAAGAAGTCAAAAAAGTCTAAGAAATACATCCTCGATGAGGATGCATTGCTACTTCTCGACTCTGACTACGTCGCTGAGTTTTTGCAGTTGCAAAAACTCTACAAGCTAAAAGGAACCTACCTCGATGCCCTAGAACGCGATTGCGTTAAGGGGCGGGTGCACGGGTTCTTGAACCTACACAACGTGAAATCATTCAGAGGTTCCGCAGACAGCCCGAACCTCAACAATCTGCCTTCCCGTAACAAGTCAGTCACTAAGTACGTCAAAGGATGCGTATGCCCCCCGGAAGGGTGGTACATAGTCGAAATCGACTACTCGGCTCTAGAAGTTCACGTAGCCGCCTGCTACCACAAAGACACAACGATGATCGATAACCTCGAAAGTGGTTTCGATATGCATTCGGCTACCGCGAAGCAGTGCTTCAAATATGATGATAACTGGGCTACCGAGAACAAGGCATTAGCCAAAACGCTGCGTACCGCAGCCAAAGGAGATGCAGTGTTCGGTTGGTTCTACGGCAACTACTACGTTGATGTGGCTAGGAGGTTATGGAAGACGGCAGGGAAGACTGGGATGCTGGAGCATCTCTCGTCGGTGGGCATCAAGCGACTGGGCATTGAGTTCGACGAAGGCGAACAGAAATGGGTGGCTAACATGGACAGTGACACCTTCGTCTCGCATATCAAGTCGGTCGAAGACGACTTCTGGGGCAAACGGTATCGGACGTATGCACAGTGGAAGAAAGACTGGTATCGGGAGTATCTGGCTAAGGGGTACTTCTACAACTTGACCGGATTCCTTTGGCGGGGCGTAGAGACACGGAATTTCATCATCAATGCCCCGGTTCAGGGGAGTAGTTTTCACTGCCTACTCCAATCCATTATCGATATCCAGAAGGAGATTGAGGAGAGGAAGATGCTATCGCGTCCGTTTATGGAGATCCACGATTCGCTCTTGGCCCTAGTGCCGAGAGCAGAGTTGCATGAATATGTTGGCATGGCCAGCGAGATTATGACAACCAAGCTCAGGAAAAAATGGCCTTGGTTGATTCTGGATCTAAAGGTAGAAGTAGAAGTCAGCGACGTTAGTTGGAGCGACAAAGTAGCTTACAGAGGAGATGAGAAGTGATGCCAACAAAAATAACCTGTAACCTAGAACCGTATACCGTCTGCTTCGGACCAACGAACACGGAGGAGTTAAAAAAAGACGCTCCGCGTCTCTTGGATGCCTTACAGGATATGCTGGAACTGCCCTGTGTAAACACAGGAATGGCCATGCGAGGGGAGGATCTCAAAGTCATATACAATGCCGTGAAACTTCTACGCAAGCATAGAGAGCTGCCATGAACCTACCCAAAGTAATCGGATTCTGCGGAAACCGGAATGCAGGAAAAGACGAGTGCTGCAAGATCCTGCATAAGAAATACGGCTTCACCGTTCGGGGCTTCAGTGATCCGGTTTACGAACAGCTAGCGATCCTAAATCCAGTCATACGAGTGAACGATCACGACGTTACTTATACATCAGAGGAATTTAACACAGCGGTGACAGTGTTCGGGGTCGATTACGTCAAACGTCATTCAGATGACGTTCGACGCTATCTACGGCTCCTCGGCACCGAATGCGGTCGCCGTTTCCACGGCGAAGACTGCTGGTTGAAGATCATGGATACCCGAATGCGACTCGACGAACGGACAGCGATCCAGGGCATCCGTTTCCCAAACGAAGTATCCTTCCTCCGCGCACAACCCGACAGCCTGCTGATATGCGTGCAAAGCACGCGAGAACAGCCGGCTGACCCGACACACGAATCCGAGGTAGCCATAGACCCCGTCAAGGAATCCGACTACATTATACGGAATGACGGTACGCTTCTAGACTTAGAAGCGGAACTAGAACGAGTAATTGATGCCTATTTGTTTTGGAGAGAGTATGCTTGAACTATACAAAAAATACCGGCCAAAGTCCCTCGATGCCGTCATCGGCCAAGCCGTTGCCGTTAGCCAGTTGAAGCAGTTCATCAAGGACAAGAACGTGCCTCACGTTCTCGGCTTCTACGGGGAGCCTGGCGTAGGCAAGACAACATTAGCCAGGATTATGGCAGCAGAGGTCGGTTGCACCGACCCTAGAAACATAATCGAGATGAACATGGGCCAGAAGACCGGTATCGATGATATCCGGTCGATACAGGACAACATGGCCTATAAGCCGCTCGGAGGCGGTCCTTGGGTGTATATTCTCGATGAGTTCCACTCATGCTCTAAGCAAGCGTTCCAGGGGCTTCTGAAGGTGTTTGAAGACACCCCGGCTTACGTCTACTTCTTCGTCTGCACCTCGCAACCGGAGAAAATCGACAAGGCGATCCGCTCGCGGATCACTGGCATGCCGTTAGCTAATTTAACTACTGCCGAATTAGTGAATCTAATGCAACGCGTTCTAGAGACGGAAGCCCGAGCTAACGACTTTTCTGGAGAGACGCTACAGGTAATTGCCTCTTCCGCACAAGGCTCGGCACGCCGAGCATTAGTGCTACTGGAGCAATGCATCGCAGCCGGCTTCGAATCCGAATCCGTGAAACGGATCTGTGCTATCGACAGCGATGAATCTCACGACCTGTTTCCCATTTGCAAGGCGATCATGTGGCCGGGCAAGGAGTCTTGGGAGAGCCTCTACACCGACTACCTATCCAAGATGACGGACGACGAAGTCGAGACTGCCCGGTGGATGCTGCTGCGGTACGCAGCGACTTGCATGAAAGAGGGCAAAAACGCCGCCAGGGCGGCGAAAGTCATCACGGCAATGAAGAATCCGTTCTTCGATTCAAAAAAACCGGGATTTTTAGCAAATTATTACCTTGCTTGGGCAAGTAGGTAGCTATAGTATTACCGTTAGCCCATGACCAACCTAGTCCAAGAGGATTGATACAATGACGAAAACAGTAGATTTAGATCTTACCGTAGACAAGTTACCTGAAGCTCTCTCGTCGCTAGCTAGCGACACAGGAGCATGGGAATCGTCTCTTGCAGATGACCTGTACAAGTTACACAAGGCCGAACAAGCCTTGGGCTTGTTCAAGGCCCAGTTGGAAATGAAGGTGCGTGCCGCACCAATTGAATACGGGATTGCGAAAGTCACAGAGGGAGGCATCGCCTCCCGAATTGAATGTGATGCTCAGGTGGTTGCGTTGACAGATGCAGTCATCGAGGCTAAACTTGCCGTGAACGGCACAAAAGCTATTGTTAACGCACTCGACGTTAAACGAAGCGCCAGTAAGTATTTGGCCGAACTGGTGATTCGTGGATTTACAACCGGCCAATACGGAGTTGACTCGGATGAGTAACGAATTTGATGATTTGAATTTGGAAGGCGAACTTCCTCGTATGGGAGGAGGACAGAGCTATTACCCTGTCGATATTCCCAAGGATCGCCGATGGAAGGTAGACAAGGCGGGTTTGGTTCAGTTGGTGGTCGTGCCTTACGTCACGACGAACTCCCCACGGACGGAACCGGGAAAGTTGTACTACACACGAGATTGCTACCTGCACCGGGATCTGGGACCAGATCGCAAGAACCGCTACTTCGATTGTGTTCAGACGTTCGGCGAGAAATGTCCTATCGAAGACTATCTTCGGTCGCACAACATCAAGAAACGCGCACAGCGTTTGGGGATGTTCAACGTCTTTGTTATCACTTACGACGACACGCCCGTAGAGAAGTTGCTGGTACTCGATCACTCGTACCGCAACTTCACCGAAGAACTGATGAAGGCCGCCGTCAACAAGGCGAAGCGCCCGAATCAACAGCATGCTAAGGCTTTCATGCATCCGACTGAAGGTAGCATCATTACCTTCAACTGGGAAGCTGCCAGCTTCGAGGGTAAGACGTTCTATAAGGCTACGTCGTTTGATTTCGACAAGCACGGCGGCTCGATCACCTTATCTACCGGTAAAACGGTGAAGGTATCGGATCTTATCAAGGATGCCGTTGACCTCGATGCTTGCCTGAAGAAGCTACCGTATGACGAGGCTAAGAGTCGATTTATCGACTGCTCGCCAATGGCAGCAGCAGGACAGAGCAAAGCGGTTCAGGCCGCTAAGGAAGAGGCTGTGGCGGCTATCGCCACAGCCGACGACTCGGCACCGTTTGACGCGGACTGGGATAAGTAGTACAACTGTGTGAGTTGTGTGTTGGTGGGTTGAGCCGCCTGCTTAGGAATAGGCAGGCGGCTTTTTTTATCGAGGAAATTATGGAAAAGAAATACGTTGTGGTGGCTACAGGTGCTCGGCTAGAGAAACGCCCTGATATGTTCTATTGGAAGGGTAAGTGGTTTCCTGGGCTAGTGGACGACAAAGCACTCTACGACGATCCGGAAGACAGCTTTAATAAACACGTCCATATCCCAACTGCCTTGGAACAAGGCTTAATCAGACTGGTAGAGGAAAACAATGGCTAAGAAATCAAATATCGAACAACTAGAAGACGCCGTCGCCGCGATGCCGTCCACGACGGCACTATCATCCCCAGACCTGAGCCTCGGATGCGACGTGATGGATCTCCACGTCTCCGGCCAGATCGGTAAATCCGTATCGCCGGGCATGTTTGTCTGGTTGCACGGGGATTCCGGCAGCGGGAAATCCTTTCACGCCAAGATGCTAATGGCGGAGGCGGCGAACTCGCCGCTCTACGCCGATCATCGCTGCGTCATATTCGACGGGGAGAACGGGTCGAACTTCAACTGCGAGAAGTTTTTCGGATCGAAGCTAGCTGCGAAGCTAGAGGCGATGGAAGCAAAGAGCTTAGATCACCTCTACGATGCGTTAGACGAGATCATCAAGACTCCTTCTGTAATCGTGGTCGATTCCTTCGAAGCATGGCTACCGGCGTCGGCGATCAAAAAGATCGGAGAGGACAGCAAGAAACGGGCAGAGGATAAAGATCCAGACGGCTCCTACGCAATGGAGCACGGTAAAATCCACTCTAACCGCTTGCGGTTACTAGTGCCGAAGCTAGTTAAGACTAATTCTATCTTGATAGGAATTAGTCAACACCGAGATAACGTACAGAAAGCCAACCCCTACTCACCGAAAGACGTTGTACCGGGCGGACGGGCTATCAAGTTCTGGGCTCACGTAGAACTCGAAACCAAGTTAAAGACTAAGATCGAGAGGGAAATCAACGGAAAGAAAGTCCAAATTGGGGACGACGTATCTGTCAAGGTACATAAGAACCGGGTGAATGGGATGAAGCTAATATTCGACGAGGAGTTCTACCCGACTCACGGGATCGACAATATCGGCAGCTCTCTTAAGTGGCTGGTCGATAATAAGTACATTACCGGCGGACGGTACAAGATACCGGAGCTGTTTGGAGAGAAGACCTACTACCGAGAAGAGTTGATCTCTCGCATCGAATCTGAAGATAAGGAAGCACAGCTTCAGGATCTCCTGACAGCCAGCTTCACGGACTACATGAGCCAAATGCAAGTAATTCGGAAAAACCGCTATGAATAAACCTTTTATCCTTATCGACGTGAACAATCTGGCACACAGAGCCTTGTTTACTGTCGGCGATTTGACGCACCCTGATGACCCTACCCGTTTCACGGGTGCTCTCTTCCAGATATGGAAGACCTGCGAACAGCTAGAACGGCGGTTCGATACTTGGAATCTCGCATTCTGCTTCGATTCTAAACACAGCAAACGGAAGGAATTGTACCCGGAATACAAAGGCAACCGGGAAGCCAAGCGAGCCCAAGAGAGTCCTAGTGACGCTGAGAAGCGTCAGGGGATGTATCAGCAAATCGATCAGCTTCCTGGCCTATTGCACATGATGGGTGCTAAGAACCTTCTGATGCAGAGAGGCTACGAAGCCGACGACATGATGGCGGCAGCCATCCAAAAGCATCCGGAATTAGAATTTGTAATGGTATCGTCCGATAAAGACTTGTATCAATGCCTAAAGCCGAATGTTCGGCTCTATAATCCGGTTAAGGGTAATCTCTACACCGAAGTCGATTTCATTACGGAATGGGACATTCCGCCGGTACAGTGGGCAAGTGCTAAGGCATGGGCAGGATGCGACAGTGACAATGTGCCCGGCTTGCCGGGCGTTGCGGAGAAGACCGCCTGCAAATGGCTACGGGGTCAAATAAAGGAAGAAAATTCCAAATACAAGACCTTTGTAGACAACTTATCGGTCTATAGTAAGAACATGCCGCTGGTATACTTGCCGCTCAAGGGTGCGGAGATCAAACCTTTGGTCGAGCAGACCAGTAGGATTCAATGGTTGCGACTAGCCGATAACATCGGCGCTTATTACGAATTAGGAATGCCTAGCTATGAATGAGAAGAAACGGCTGAAGGAAATCATCCGAAAGCAGGATGAAATTAAACTGAAGGCACAGGTTCGCCGGAACCTACGCATTTGGAATAAGCTGGAGAAAAAACAACAGCCTCGGCCACAGATGATTACGCACGTAATGCGTATCAAGGACCGGCACTTGCTTCAGTTCCTTTGCGGTACGCTGAGTGAGCGTAACCACGCTCGTTATGCTGCCATGTACCGGCGGGAGATGATCGAGCAAATGGTCGAGGAGCGACCTCTGGTTAAGGCGAAGTGGGAGTCCATTAACAATGGCTAAAGGGCATGGCAAGGGTGGCCAGTTTGAAAGAGACGTGTGCCGCGAAATCTCGCTGTGGTGGAGCGACGGAACTAATGATGATTGGTTCTGGAGATCCAGTCAGTCGGGCGGTAGGGCTACCCAACGGGCTAAGAACGGGCAGACCACAATCAATGCAGCAGGTGATATTGCCGCCCAGTGCGGCGAGGCTCAAGTGCTGCTGGATTACACGACTTGGGAACTGAAGCGAGGCTACCCCAGAGTTAGCGTAGCGGATCTCTATGAAAAGACTTCTGGAGGCTTCTGGGACTTTATCGATCAGGCCAAGAAATCGGCATCCCTCGCTGGTACTCCATATTGGGCCGTCATCCACAAACGGGATCGCCGGGACGCCGTAATCGTGATGCCGGCGGCAGCCCTGGGATTAGTCAGCGACTTCGGCGAAGAATCGCCGGAAGACGCCCTGATAGCGCATAATTACCACCTGTTCCTAACGGACCCCTCGCTCAAAACACTACTCAAATCTGCGATTGAAAATGGAAGACGATAAGCCTTTTTGTGTTATAATGCGAATACCCAAGCGGGAGTCAACCGCTTGGGTATTCTAACCACATAAAATAAGGTAGTATTTCAGATGGCTACATACATTGTAATCCATTCCGTTCGCGTTGCAACGGAATTTGTTCCTGCGACTACACACCGTTTGACAACTATCGGTCCTAAATTCATTTTACCCAGACGTGGACAAGACAGATCTTTCCAAGTATGCCAATGCGAATGCGGGAACATCCTAGTAGTGGAGACTAGTTCGCTTGTCTCGCGGAACACTAAAAGCTGCGGCTGCCTCAAAAGGGATGTAACAATAGCAAGGACGACCAAACACAGAAAAAGGCATCTACCAGAATATTCTATATGGCAAAATATGCTACAAAGATGCACGAACCCGAACAGAAACGGATATGCAGACTACGGAGGACGCGGAATCCGCGTCTGTGACCGATGGCTAGACCAGGAAAAAGGTTTCCTGAATTTCCTAGAGGACATTGGATTAAGACCTACCGATAAGCATTCGATAGATAGAATAGACGTGAATGGCAACTATGAGCCGGGTAACTGTAGGTGGGCTACTGACTGGGAGCAAAGCCGCAACACAAGACGTAACCGCAATTGGACAATTGACGGCAGGACGCAATGCAAAGCGGACTGGGCTGCGGAAAAAGGCATCAATAAAGGAACCTTAGAGGAAAGACTACGAAGAGGATGGTCGGTGGAAAGAGCTTTGAATACACCAGCGAACACAGCGTTCAGGAAAAAATAGGTAACAACGATGCAAGATGACAAACCTTCGTTAGCATGCTATGCGCACTATCGCGAGGCCCAAATGGTCGATCTCCCCGGTATCGAGGAGTTCGACCATTTGTTCTCCGAAGCCCCGAAAACCCGTAGATGGTGGGCATCGAAGCTAGATGTTGAGGATGAACGCAACCGGTACATAGTTGTAGTCGCCGTACACGGCGCTACCAACAACATCGTCGGTGTAGTGGTCGCGGCGGTGCTTAACCGCCCCGTGATTCGGATAGCCCGAATCCTTATTCACCCAGAAGTACGTCGTAACCGTATCGGCACCCGAATCCTATTGCCGCTCTACGCAACCGGCAACTTACACGGCATCCAGGAATACGAAGCCGATGTTCCAGAAGACTACACCGAGATGCAGTTGTTTTTCCGGTCGCTCGGCTTTATGGCCGAGCTTCCTATAAAAACGAACAAGTATCCCGAACTTGAGAATGGCAACGCCATTACTTTCCGCTGGAGCCCTCCCGATGAAGTTCGTTAGAGCCGATTTGCTACGCACGCTGGAAGCGTGTTCGCTGGGGCTAAGTAGCAAGGACAACATGGAGCAAAGTTCCTGCTTCGTATTCCGGAACGGAATTGTCCATACCTACAACGGCGAGATATGCTGCTCCAGTCCCCTAGCGAACGCCGAGGGCGTTCCTTTCGACTGCTACGGTGCCGTTCCTTCGAAAACCCTACTACAAACCTTACGCAAATCTCCAGATGACGAAATAGAGATTACCTGCGAAGCTGACAAAATTAAGCTAAAAGGCGGCTCCGACCGCCGCAAACAACAGATCCCGAAGATGGACGATATCGTCCTACCGCTCGAAGAAGTCGAGCAGGCTACCGAATACGTCGATCTTCCGCCTATCTTCGGGGAAGCCATAGCCAGGGTCGCACCATGTGCGGCAAAGGATTCGGCTACATTCGCTTTGACTTGTGTAGCATTTGGCCCCAAGGGCATCCAGGCTACCGATTGCCGTCAGGCAATCCGGTTTCTAGTTGCGACAGGTCGCAAAGAGGGAGCCGTGCTAGTGAGAGCCGAAAGCCTGAAAGGCTTAGATGGCTTGGGGCTAGCGGCTATCGCCTATGGCGATAACTGGGTTCACTTCAGAACTTATGCAGGCGTCATAGTATCAGTTCGGCTAATAGCCGAAGCGTACCCGAACATCGGCGCCATTTTCACGGAGACTGCCAAGCAGTCTGTATTGCTGCCGGTATCCGTTGCTGATATCATCGCCAGGGCGATGCCGTTCGTCGCAGAGAAGGCAGAAGGAAAGCAGATTGAATTCACCCTATCGAACGGAAACCTGTTAGTTCGGGCCGACAGTGGTAGCGGTTGGTTCGAAGAGGATAGGGATTTAGACTATACCGGCCCTACGTTGTTGGTGAAAACCAACCCGGAAGTCCTGCCTAACGTGCTGCGGTACGCAGCTCCGATAGAGGTATGCGAAACCATGATTCGGGTAAAGAGTGACGGTTGCTGCTATTGCGTAAGTGCGGAGGTAATCCAGTCATAGATGTTCACATTTTTCACCCAACACACCAAATCGAAACCGATAGCCCCGGCATGCGGAGCATGTGGCCTGCTCCGCAAATGCACCCACGGGATGCAGAAAGCCAGACCAGGGACGGCTAAAGCCGTCATAGTGGTCGATAAGCCTAGTGCTGACCGCAACATCTCACCGGCACAATACGAACGGATAGAAGGCAACCTGCGAAAGATCGGACATTCGCTACGCGAATTAGTGATCGTTCCTGCCCAAGCCTGCTACTCCGAATCCGACACGGCGGGAGAAGAACCCTGGAAACATTGCCAACCACTGCTAATCTCCGAGATCAAACGCCTACAACCGGAGAAGGTATTGATCTGGGGGAAGACGGCATTGAAATCCGTCATCCATTGGCTATGGGATCAGAATGCCGAGATGCCAGATCGATGGTTTTGGCAAGGGATTCCTAGCAAGGAACTGAATGCCTGGGTATTCCCTATTGGCAGAATAGCGTTAGGTAAGAATCCAGCCGTCAGCGAAATCTACCATACCCGCCAAATGCTAAAGGCGTTTAATTCTGAGGGTCGCCCTTACGGCGACCACATAGCTGACTACGCCAAGATGGTTCAGATGCCAGAGTCGATAGCCGAGATCAAGGAACTGCTCGCCGAAGCGAGCTTATCGCCGCTTACGGCATTCGACTACGAAACCAATAGCCTGAAGCCAGAGAGGCAGGCATCTAAAGTCTATACGGCTTCGGTAGCGTGGCTCGTCGGAGACGAGACTAGGTGCGTGGCATTCAGTATGACGGATGCTCTAGTAGACGCCTGGAAGGCGTACCTGACTTCCGACTGCCGGAAGATAGCGGCTAACTTGAAGTTCGAAGACCGATGGTCGAGAACGAAATACGGGGTAACGGTTAAGAACTGGGTATGGGATAACGTGATCGCTGCCCACATGCACGACCCGCAACCGGGCGTAGCCGGTTTGAAGTTTCAGGCGTTTGCTCGCCTGGGACAGGCGTTTTACGCCCACAACGTGGATAAGTATTTTGAGGACTCTGACACCTATGGCCTGAACAAGGTACACTTGGCCAACCGCCGGGAGTTGATGCTGTACAACGGCATCGATTCGCTAGCCGAATTGGATCTGGGGATCTTGCAGATGTATGAGGCTGGTCTGCAACGGGCTTTCTGGACACGGAACCTACCGAAGCAGAGCTTTTATCAATATGGAGAAATCCTATGATTCGCCAGATCAAACTAGTCAATTTTCAGGCTCACCGGGATTTGTTGCTGACGGTAAACCCAGGACTTAACGTAGTGGTCGGTGCCTCCGACACCGGGAAATCAGCTATCATTCGTGCTTTGAGGTTCATTGCGTTGCACGAATCCTCAAGCGGATTAGTGACCCACGGCGAAACCTCGCTCCAAGTGGGCGTCCTGACGAAAGCCGGCGGAGTCATCAGATTCAAGAACGCCAAGGAATACGGCTATAAGGTAGGACAAGAAAAGTTCTTAGCCTGTGCCAAGCAGCAGCCGAAAGCAGTATCAGATCGGCTAATGCTAACTGACGTTAATTTTCAGAGTCAAATGGATTCCGTATTTCTGTTAGCGTTGACTGGCGGGCAGTTAGCTAAGGAAATAAACCGCATAGTAGCCCTCGACGACATCGACAAGTCGATTAGTTGGCTCCGGACGCAGTCTGCCAAATTAGGAACTCTAATTGACAGCGAACAACATAAGCTAATCCGATACAAGATTGACTTGCTGCCGTACCAGAACCTAGACCGGAAGCAGGAATTGCTAAAGCAATTACAGGATTTGGCGCAACAAGAGTCGGAGCTAAGTAATCGGCGTGCCGATTTAGCAGCGGCGAATACCGAATGCGAGACTTATGCGTGGTCGATACGGCTCCTAAACGCCAAGATCCAGTGCCTGGATTCCATCCGAGCGTATGCCGCAGCGGTAGATGCCCGTAAAGCCACAAAACAGGGGCTAGAATCGATTCTGGCCGCCCAGGCGGCCTTTGACTCACTGCCGTCTCTGGACGCGAGAATCGCGAAGCTAGAGGGGTTTATCGGGGTGCGAAGCTACCGAGACAGATTAGCCGTCATCGCATCCGACCACCAGGAAGCCGGCATCCAAATTATGTCGAAAAATCGCCAAATTCTGGATACGTTGGCCGGATTGGACGCTATAGTAATTCCGTCCAAACAAAAGATTTCGGTGCTCAAAGGGATCATCGAAACGATCCAGGAAATCGATCTGACGGTTTTAGCAGGTAGGATTCAGAAGACCGAGGAATCGGTCAGGGAATTAAGTAAACCGGCACCGTGTGAACGGTGTGGGTGGGTTCCAACAACCGAAGCCGGAAGCATTAGGCAGATCGACAAGACTAAATTCGCAGGTGCAAATCCTGCCGGTTGTTTTACTAAAATTGACAAATTTACTGTGGAGTAAAGTATGAGCACAGCAACCCTAACCACGGCAGCTATGGCGATTTCCATAGTCCTCTATCTGATAGTTGCCGTAGGTAACTACGTGGACAAGGACTACCCGCACGCGGGAGCGTGGTTTTGTTATTCCTTGGCTAATGCTTTTTTCATCTGGTACGAACTTAGTAAGGACAGACAATGAGCAACTGGATACCTATAACCGAAAAGTTACCAAAAGAACACGAATTCGTTTTGTTCTGCTGCCGCATCGACGAAGAAGGATTTGGCGACGTTGAGTTTGGTTGGTACGAAGGACACAAAACAGAGGGTGATGCTATCGCAATGGAAACACACGACGGATGGTATCCCTGCACTCACTGGATGCCGTTACCGGAGACACCGAAAGTACCATGAAAATTCCCATCCTAATCACAAATTCCGACTGGCACCTTCGGTCTACCGTGCCCGTTTCACGGGCCGAGAAGTCCTGGTACGACGTAATGGAAGCCCGGTTCCATCAACTCCGAACCGCCTACCCGTCCATCCCGATTGCCGTCGCCGGCGATCTTTTTGATCGTGCTGATACGCCTAGCTCCCTTGTTTCCTGGGCAATCTCCGCCCTCAAGGATTTCGAGTTATACGTCATACCCGGTCAGCACGACCTCATCAACCATCGCTACGAAGACCGTATGCAAGGAGCTTACGGCGCGTTAGTGAAAGCCGGTATTGTCTTCGACATACCGGCCAACACTTGGCGCGTAATAGGCAACATGCGGAATGCCGTAGCCTTGTTCAGTATGCCCTGGGAGCACTACTCGCCTCCGGGCGAGTCTGCTCTAGAAGGCGTACCTGCCGTATGCCTGATTCACAAGTATATGTGGGCAACGGCGGCCAATGCCTACGTCGGTGTAACCGACGAGAGCAACGTCAGCAAGGCTACCGAATTGATGCAATACTTTAATCTCATCGCTGTAGGCGATAACCATATTGCATGGCAAGCCGGTAAGTTCTTGAACCACGGGTCGCTATTTGCGACCACGTCAGCACAACAGGACCATATACCGCTGCTAGGGCTAGTCTACGCAGACGGCTCCTATGAAGCGGTACGCTTCCCTGAGCTAGAGCCTAAGTGGCAAGAGAGCGTAACGGCTAAGGCAGAAGAATCGGTAACCGATTCTTTGGCTACTCTACAGGTAACGAAAGCCAGCTTCCGGGAGCAGCTTGCTGCTCAGGTGGAGCATAGTACCGGACAGGAACGAGTTGTCTACGTAGATCTATTGGAGCATCTGGTAAATGGAAAGTAAACATACGCCGGGACCGTGGGTGTGGAAGTACTATGATAATTTAGACTGTTACAAATTGGTTGCGATTGGCGATTACGGTTTCCATTCCAATGGCGACAAGGTTGAGCCGCAAATCCATAGTGACGGATCAGCGTGCGGAGAGTATGGAGCGGACATTGACGTTCACGGTCCCGATGCTAAGTTGATTGCTGCGGCACCTGACATGTTTAAGATCATCCAGCGATTTGCGACTGTCGAATGGATGGGACTGACAGAGCTGAATCTACATATTAAAGAATGTCGTGAGATCGTAAAGAGAGTCACGCTATGACCAATCCGCCTAATACCGATTTCCAAGTAGAAGTCATTTGCGTAGAATGCCTCGAAGTAGTCGCTAAAGCGACCTGCGAAATACCAATGGCTAGGTCGATACCTTGTCCATTCAAACATAACGGTAAGTGTACCCTAGTGAAACAGGATTGCGGTTGTGGAAAGCCTGGATAAAGTCAAGAAGGAGCTGGAACAGCTCAAGTCAGAACGGGACCAGATCATCGGTAGGCAGAAGTCGCTCATGGAGCGACTGAATGCCGATTTCGGCATTCAGTCTCTTGAAGAGGCCGTAGCTGAAATCGGCAAGGCCGAAAAGGAGCTGGATCAACTGAGCGAAGAGATTGGCAAACTAAGAAACGAATACCGGGCTATCGTATAGATGGAACTCGAACACTACCTCAAAACCGAAGCAGTCGCCTTGGCGACTAAGGTAGCGGCTAGAGACGCCCTGCTCCAGAAACTCCAGGATACCGAAACCGAGATCCTGTGGCTACAAGAGCGGAAAACCGCTCTAGCCGCCGTAGGATCAAAGGTAACGGATATTGCGGTAGCCTGTCAGCAGGAGTGCCAGCACTCCATATCTGCCTTGGTTACCCGATGCCTAGAAGCCGTCTTCCCTGAGAACCGCTATCGGTTTGCTTTGGTGTTCGAGCAGAAGCGAGAACAAACCGAAGCCCGTTGCGTTCTTAATGACGCTGCCGGTAACGAATACGACCCACTCACCGCCTGTGGCGGTGGAGTAGTAGATGTGATATCATTCGCTCTGCGATTAGCTACGCTAATCCTAAGCGTACCGCAACCTAGCAAGGTGCTCATCTTGGATGAGCCCTTTAGGTTCCTGTCTGCCGGGCACCGGCCTAGATTAGTAAATCTACTAGAGTCCTTGTGTCAAGAAACCGGTTTCCAGATAATCATGGTCACTCACTTCCCAGAATTCTCCAAAGGAAATGTAATCGAACTCTAATGCCAACGCATCACGATTTCCTACCTACGCACCAACGGCATATCCCCGCCAGCAAGGCGGAAGCCTTGCTAGTGTTCGGTACAATCGGCAGCGAGGAGCTGCCTCTGTACCAGGAACCTACAGACACGATACCCGGCAGCAAGGCTAGGGTAGAAGTCTACCGGCTACGGGCATCACGTAACGAACCAATCTTCAATCCGCTCGACGTGAACGGATTCGAGGGACTCGGCATCAAGGTTCCGGCTACCGGCACCTTGCTGGAAAGCATCAACGCAACCCTATTGAAAGAAAAGTATTTATGAGCTTCTTATGTTTGACGGCAGTTTACAACCATCGCCAAGAATGGCTGGAATCCTTGATTCAGGCATTCTACGATCAGGATTACGATGGACCGGCTACCTTGGTCGTCGTAGACGACCGGGTGAATCCACTGCCGGATAAAGCGATGATGGACGTAAAGGGCAGGGCAGTATTTTTCGAGCCTATGGCAATGCGAGCAGGATCGCTAATGGCGAAGTATGATCTAGGCTTCAACAGTGTTGGCCTGCACTACGATTACGTCTGCGTCATGGACGATGACGACGGATACCTGCCGGACCACCTCTCCCAGCACGCAGCGATCCTAAAGGATCATCCGTGGTCGTATCCGAAGGAAGTGTTCTCGTCCTGGGGCGGACGGATGCAGATAGAGCAATCCGGCGGTCGCTTCTGGGCTAGTAGTGCGTACCGCACTGATGCCTTAGAGGAGATCGGAGGGTATCTGAACCAAGATACCCTGCGAGCGGATTTCGATACGCATTTCCTCCAACGGCTACAAGACCGCTTCGGCGGTCCTCGGCAGCAGAAGTATCCTAGTTACATCTACAACTGGGAAGCTACCGGTGACAACCATTCATCCGGACATATTGACGCAGGCGTCTGGAAATATCGAGAAATTCCGGAAGCTCGGGTCACTGGCCCGGTGAAACCGGGCTATAGTGCTGTTATGAAAAGCATTTATGAGATGGCATCCATTTTCAGGGGAGGTATGCAGTGAGAATACTGCTAACCGGCAATATCTACAACTTACGGCACCCGGATCAAGTGGCCGCCGTCAAGGCGGCCTTGGCTGCGTTACCTTTTGCCGATAAGATTAAAACAGTCTGCTACATGAACGGAATGAAGGGCGTGGTTGTTGGTCATTTACAGAACAGTTACGAAATCAGATTGTTTGATTTAGGTGTCAGCATTGAGATGGATATTGATGCCGTAGTAGTGGTGGCGGTAGAGGGAGTCCCCCTAGGATTCGTGAAATCACTTATTAAGACCGGCAAGCCGGTCTATTGGATCGACGCTAAGAATCCTATCGTGATTGCGGACGGCTGGAACCTAAGTTCTGCCGAAGTCTGCCGTATTCGCGGTTGGAACGTCGGAGACGTTGTTAGCGACGGGATCGCGTTACGAGCTATTGATAGGATAGAAGAGTTTGCGGTTTACGGGCGAATGTGCAACGACAATCAGTTCGACTTTGGAGATGAGCAGCAATTGCTGCTCGATCTCCGGTACAAGAAAGAAGACCTACCTGCCGCTACCTATAGAAGCAACGGAGGTATCCGTTGCGATATGGATGAAGGTCCGTGCGCTTGTGGTGCATGGCATTAGCCGCACTCACCAGAAGCAATCTTTTTGCGAGCCTTCTTAATGGCTCGCATGACTGCCATCTTGACGAACGGCCTGACGAATACGGTACCCAGTCCCCGGTTATCGGCTTCCTTCTTCAAAGTATCGAGGATTTCTTCTATGTTTTTCTCGCATAGATCAGGCCCGTCTGCGTCCATCTTAGCCGCATGTCGGTTGCAGGCGCAATCAGCAGTAGACTCGATGCCTATCGTTTTTAGGATCTTTTTAAGCTCTGCGCCGGGACCACATGCAACCCCGTTATCATCCGTCATCGGCCAAGGCGTAATGACCGTTCCACGGTCCTCTTGCACCCTAGACAGCACCGTCATCCCGTACTGGGCTTCCGTATGATAGACGACAAACCATTCTGGGTTCGTCTTGACGAACATCTTGATGGCATGTAGCATCGATGGCGTCTTTCCGTCCTCTCCCTTGATGCCGGAGCCGCCGCTACCGGAAGTACCGTTAAGCATGATGTACTTATCGATTCGGGGACCGAATTCGGCTAACTGCGCCGACAAGTCGGCGAAGGTATGCCGGGAGTGAATATACAGACAATCAAACCTACCTTCTACCTTCGGCACTGGATTGGTGATTGGATTATCAACATCCGTATACTGGAGCTTCCCTTCGACGGCTTCCTTGATAAGCTCTAGGAGCGTATCTCGCTCCGCTTGGTACGACACTAGCCGAGGCATCCGGCATTGCTTATCGCACTTCTCCTTATCGCACTTGGTGCGATCACAGCGTTTGGCCCCCTGAACCAAGGCAGCAGCCAACCACATCGTCGTTTCACGACGCTTACTGATTTCCAACGCTGAATTACACAGTCCGCCGTATTCATAGAACTTCTGAAAGTGGTTTTCTAGATCTCGCTTATTGGCGGAGATCTCAACGGCCATGCTGTTGAGATCGTCGATGTTTAACGGCAACGGCATACCGAAATTCGACTTCAGCACCGGCTTCATGGTTTCGGGGGCGGTGTTAGCCGCCCACCCAGAATAGGGGTCAAAGTTAATGGGATCAGCGATTAGCTTATCCCATAACTCCGGCTTGAGTTTGATCTCATCGATGAAGTGGTGGCGTATAGGCTCTAGGTCAAGCCCTAGCTCTTGGAACTCAAGCACGTAGTTCCGCATCTTACCTTCGCGGGTAATCGGGTATCTCGGTCCTTCGGGGCGACCAAAACGGTGGTTCCAAGCCATCCAAGGTAGGCAGTAGGTCTTCCTACCGGCTTGCCGGTACTTTTCGTGGATGTAGCACTCCTCACCTCCAAAATGTTTATGGTGCGGATTAAAACCTAACCAGTGTTCTTTCGCGGCAGCGAACATACCAAGCCCTTGTGCCGGCACCTCGAAGATATCATTATCGTCACCCCATCCGGCCAACTCGAAGCCGAGCTTCTTCGCTGCGTGCTCGTGACCGGACCACGTATGCTTGAACTCAAAACCGAGTTTACCGGTTAGGAGTTCTCGCATCTGGACCTTGGTGCCGTTTTCGGCTTCGGAAGCTATCCAATACTTACCCTCCTTGCGCCAAGCGGTCGTCCACACGCCGTTCATCTCCGCCCGCCAAATGCACTCGAAATGCGTCTGGTGATGTTGCATACAGTCCATGAGCAATGGACCTGTGAACATATTCTTCTTCATGTCGGCGTCCGCAGACTCCCAGAACTGCTTCATCTTCGCAATGGCACCAGCTTTTAGGAGGACGTGGCAGTCCATAACAACAACGAGTTCCCCTTGAGCTAAATCAAATAATTTATGCCGGGTAGCCGATGTGCCGACGCTCTCCGCAAATTCGTGGTAACGAATAGGAACAGAAGCGTTCTGGGAGTTGTTGACGAAGTTTCTTAAGTCTTGACCGTGCGGTCCTTTTGGATTGTTGTCTAGGATGACGATCTCACAATCCGTGAGATCGTGGTACATCCTAAGAGCCTGAATAGAAAAGAAAACTCCCGAAAAGTCATCGAAAGTTGCCATAGTTATCGTGTATCGAGGCATAAGATATCCTTGTTGTGGAAGTAGAAAGGATCAGTATAGCTAATCTAGATAGTAGAGTCAAGTAATCCTTGACTGCGCCAATACTCCCTAGCCTGTTCTTCCGTCAACTGCGGCTGCTTCAACTTCTCGTTGACAGCAGCCTTGAGCCGGTATTTCCAACTAAACGTCAACGGAAAAGTCGGAGGATTCGACTTTTCCCAGTTGCCATAGAACGAACTACAGGAGCACCCGTAGCGAGGAATTCGGCTCTTCCAGCTCATCAATTCAGAAGGTGTAAACACCTGAAGGAATAGCTCTCGCCATAACTGTGGCCCTAACGCCGTCGCCGACATAGCAGGCGGCTCTGCCGCCACTACTTCAGGCATAAGCGATACGGCCCCGGCAGTTAGGTTATGCTTGGCCAGCATTTGGGTGATATATTGCTCTAGCGGACTTAGATCGGACATGGTGCTGACGTTGTTCCGTCTCGGGTGACGCAGACTTGAATAATATCAGGAATGCTAATTTTTAGTGGCCCTATGCTGGCCCCGTAGACATCTTTGCAATCTTCGACCAAGATGATATCTTCCGCTAATCGAGATACCTCGATTATCATAGGATTATCGCCTTCGTCTTCGTTGCACGAAGGAGTAAGCTCTAGTATCCCGGATTCCCATGTACCGGCTCTATCGAAATTCGTCTGGCCGAATCCGTCGAAGCCTACTATGTTCCAGCGAGACGGTACACGGATAGTGCCTGTTCCGAAACAAGTGACGACCTCTTCGTCAGTGCAGTACTGCTCGACATAGAAGTTGGCCGGATCTAGGCATCCAGGTATCAAAGCGATCTCGGAGCAAGATCCGATGCAAGCAGGATCGAAGACTGGAATCAGAGGCGGTCGGGTAGAGCAAGGCGTCATACCCAGTTGTCCATGTCGTAAGAACGGAGTATTCGGTATGTTGTCTCCGCTATTGTCTGTCCACCCCGGCTCCGGAGGATCAGAGATACATGACTGCGACCCCGGCTCGCACGTTGTGGTTCCTCCGGGGGGCGTAGTCGGTGGCTGGGTAGTAGGAGCCGGCGTGGTCGTCGCCTCCGGCGTCGTAGTAGGAGCCGGTGTAGTCGTCGCCTCCGGCGTCGTCGGGGGTTTTGTTGTCGTGGTTGTAGAAGTAGTCGTCCAAGGCTCTTCGGTCGTCGTGGGAGCCGGTGTAGTCGTCGCCTCCGGCGTCGTAGTAGGAGTCTCAGTAGTCGTCGCCTCCGGCGTCGTCGTAGGAGTCTCAGTAGTCGTCGCCTCCGGCGTCGTCGTAGGAGCCGGCGTCGTCGTCGCCTCCGGCGTCGTAGTAGGAGTCTCAGTAGTCGTCGCCTCCGGCGTCGTCGTAGGAGCCGGCGTAGTCGTCGGCGCAGGGGTGGTTGTCCACCCCTCGCATTCACCTTGACACAATCCGTATACCTGCCGCTCTAGATCCTCGCTACCTGGAGTTGGCGGAGGTCCGTCGGGGCACGTACAACCATTCTCCCCGACATTACAGTTAAAGGTTTCTTCGATCCAGGTGCTAGAGGCGGCCAACCAGATCCATTCACAGGTACCTTCGCAACATATAGTAGACATTTATTACCTTATTGTGGCTCAGGAGCGTTGGTGGTAGGTTCAGGACCGTCTGTGGTACCGGATTCACAACAAACGCGAGTGTACTTACGGTGCCGGTACTTAATTAACCGGGAAAGATTTTGGATTAAAGTTATACGCCAATTTATCTCCACCTTCATCCGGTAGCCCGGCTTACCATCTGCCGTTCGGCAATAGCAGATAGTGAATCTAACATAAGCCTGTTTCCAAACCCAAAATCTGATCCTATTTCTCCCTTTCCATTCAATCCTATAGTTAGACGAATTACAGCAGGAGTCCACTGCCGTAAGCGGCAGAACAACTAAAGGCCAATCGCACCAAGGACCAGTCATGCTTAGGTAGTCACCGGGATTAATGAGCGTCCAATCATAGGCATCTATGTAGCAGTCTCCGAGCAGCACCGGCTCCCCGATATCCTTACAAACGCTTATTTCTTGCTGACAGCAAGCCTCATCTGGGGTTTCTGGAAATTCCACTTCGAAATCCATTCCTAAAAAGTTGAGGCTAGCCCGTCTCCACGGCTTAGTGATTAGCGGACACCCGCAGCAACATCGCTTCGTTCCCATTACGGACCACCTCCGTCGATGTTGTTTCCTCCAGGCGAACCAGAAATACCGTCGCAGCAGCGGTCGGTGAGCGACCAGTGATACGGAGTCGGATCGCCGGGGGCGGCATTGCACGCCTCGGATTCCGTGACGCCCCACGATGCGATCATTTTGAAGCCCTCTAAGTCTTCGCTAGGTGCATCCAGGATGCACCAATGATCGTACAGCGTTACCGTCTTACCAAGTAACTTAGGATTGGTAGCCCAAAATACGGTGCCGGTAGCCTTTTTCTTACCGAAGAACGGCGACTTAACATCAGTGACTTCTACCCAGTCGATAAACGTAATCTTGATTTCCCGGTAGTCAGGTGCGGGTCCGCACCTTAGCTTTAGTTTGCTACAGGAGTGGATTGGCGGTAACAGGGTTTCCGGTTCAGGGCAAGGGCATTCAGGAGGACAGGTACCTTTAGCCGTTACTAGCGTCCATTTACCTGCGGATACTTCGTAATGACAGAGCGAATGGGAGCAGGTAGGACCGATAGTGGTTGTCGGCGTGCAACATTTGCACGTCGGGGCGGAGGTAGTCGGTGTCCTGGTATCGTAGCACAGGGTGTAAGTTTTAGAATTAGGTGCTGCGACTTCGCAGCTAGGCTGAGCGCACCCGCACCACGAAAGTTCACTAGAGCATCCCGGCTTCATCAAGTTCCATCGGATACCGTCACTTAGGTACTCACAGTAACCGGCACACGGCACCGGCCCGAGGGAAGTAGTCGGCGGACACGCCGAAGTAGCAGCGGGCGGGAAGGTCGTAGGGCAGTTGCAAATATTACCGTCTACGTCTACGCATGGATTTAAGTAGGGTCCGCCAGTAGTCGTCCCTCTAGGCCACTTATCTAGGAAACAAATCTGATCGGTAGGAGTCAGGTGGTTAGCGCCGGGAGCACACGGACCTACCCAGCATTCACCGGCGGCAGTAGGACAGAAATCAGGACGAACGAAGCCGCAGTTACCGGGGCTCGACACGGTAGCGTGTCTCGCTAACTGAGGCTGAGTAAGCACCGGCGTTTGTAGGAACCCTTCCGCTAATACCTCATCGCCGTATCGCCCCTCGCCTGCGAAGCTGGCGTCAAAGGCGTAGACGGATGAATTGATTTGCGTAATGCCGACACTCTTGAGGTAATCAGCAGACGGGCTTTGCGGTAGCCATACCGGGGGCACATGGTGCCCGATGGGCCGTAGGGATTCGCCTGTGGATTCCCAGTAGACTCGATAAGTGCTGGTAGCTGCATCGGTGATGATGTATGGACTGCCGGACCAACTGGCCGTTTGTCCTGAATAGGACATTGCGTATATTAGCTTTTTGTCGGTGACGGCACTATGTTTCGCTGCCATCAAGACGTAGCCGGTTTGGTAGATACCTACTTTATCTTGATTATTGTGCTTCTGGTAGCCGGCTTGATCGAACCCGAGCGGATAGATCTCACCGTAGGATGTGAGCGTCGGGCCGCATAGTGCCCATGCCTCATCCGGCATCTTATGGGCGTATCGCCGTGTGAGCGGCGGGATAGTTCCGATAGCTGTTACTGCCCAAGCGCATGCGTTATCCGAAGGGTTCCAGGTAGTCGGCGGAAGAGTTGTAATGACTCCGCCGCAGACAGATAACACTTCCGCCGCTTCTTCCCAACAAGGATCTCCTAAACCGTAGCAGGTACAGCCACCAGGACAGGATGCTCCTGACGCTAAGTAGTAGATCAATCCGGGAGCGAATGTAGTAGTCGGAGGGGCTTCGCTGGTTGTTCCGCTTCCTGTGGTCGTAGGAGCCGCCGTAGGCGGCGACGGTGTGCCGCATACCAGCATGCAGCGATAGTCTTGGCAATACGAACTAGGCGTCGTAGGAACAGGAAGGCTAGTAGTCGTTGTTGTTGAAGACGGTGCTGCCGTAGTTCCGGGTGCGGCAGTAGTCGTAGCGTCACCGCACTGACCGGTAGGCCATTCCCAAATCAAATTAGAGTTGGCGACCCAAACTCCGTAGCCCGAACAGCCGCAGTTGCGGGATGGGCGTACCGGAGTAGCTCCTACAACCCAAGTCCCGTCGTTGTGTTGGGATATGGGAGACATATCCATAACACCGACAGGAGAATAGTTGTAGACGGGGCGAAGTACCGGAGTATTGTCCGGGTACTTCATCTGAACTAGATTCGGTTCGCCTAGTCTCCGCTTGTAGATGGCGCAATAGACTCCGGAGGGCGTCACTGTGCCTCCGACAGACACGGCACCCGGAATACCGGAACCAGCAGGCGGCTTTGCCCAGTATTCGTTCTCGTCTACCGCTACCTCTATCTCGCTATCACCGCGTGGACGAGTAGGAGGCGCAGCGCCATCTTGTCTAAGTAAATTTTCTAATAGCTGGCGATCCGCTTCACTTAGTCGGTATGTTTTCATACGGCTTCACCGGGATCGCAGTAATGCTTAAAAGGGTGGTCGCCGTAGTGGACTTGGCGAATACTGGAAATGGATATTCGACTACCGTAGACCGCTTTGCCCGTAACAGTCCGACAACAACGCCATCGGCGTTGGTGAGGACGATGGTGTTGGCTTCCTGTGCGTTTTTGAGGATATCCGGGGTATTTGGAGCGAGCTTCGGTAAGTCGTGGGAAAGTACCAGTATAGGATACTTTCCTTCTAGATGCCCTAAATTGATCGGTTGTTCTTTCGACGGACTGATACGCTGTACAGTCTGCCAAGCAGACTCCTCGTCCTCGTTTACGAAGTCGTAAGCATGTGTGACGGATATCGCCCGCGAGGTGGCGTATTCTTGGTAAACGGCTTTCAGGATGAAAGTAGCCCGGTCGCCGGAAGCACCTATTTGAGACGGATTGACGGATTCATGATGTGACATTATAGACTTGAAATATCCGATGGAATGCCAAGGAGAAGTAGGTTACCTTCCTTGTAGATTTTTGGTTTAAGGATGTGCTGCGGGTATCTCCAGATAGGATCGCCGCCCGGAGTCATACCTATCTTTTCAAGGCGGCTTCCGTTGATATCCAACGGAACAGAAATGTTCTCTCCACTTTTTGACTTGGCTCGGATGAAACTTTCTGGGTTCATATAGTCAGCGGACAAGTTGACCCTTTCCATAGAACCTTGAGCCGGAATCTCATTGTCGAATGTGTTTTGATTTATTTCAAATGTGTAGGTGATTGTGAAATAGTAGCCGCAGCGACCGTACACCTTTCGTTCCCACTTAGCATCCACAAACCGAACGCATCGCGGAGGTAAGCCCCAAAGTACCGCATCATTGACGTTATTCATCAATAGGGTGTACGTTGTGATAGGCAGTCCGGCAGAGTTGAATGTAATACTGAGCGTAGGATAGGATATTCTATTCTCAGTAAGAGGGCCGGTAATCGGCTCGAAGTTCGGGAATCGTAGCGGCTTACCGTCTTTGTCTACCGTCATCTCTCGGGTTTCGTGAACGAAATCACCTGTTAAATGAACAGGCTCCAGAAGGGGATTCTCCACTGGGAATACGTTACACCGCCATGAATGCTTCGTAGTCCACACCTGCGTGACTACCCAGTCACGACATTTCGAATACTCGGCTACGTCGGGATGCGGGGCGATGTTGAGAGTGGGCGTCAAGAACGCCCAGGTATCTACGCCGATGCTTTCTGGCCATAATGGCGATAATTGGTACGGATGCCCAACTCCAAACAACGGCCAGTTAGCTAGAATATGAGCTATATTATGCTCATATAACGCCGTCTGTACGTGCCAGTCGATCTCGTAGGTGCGGTGGCCGTCTTCGTCTCGCTGGAAGCGAGTGGCTAGCGGGCCTACGACTCTGGGTGTAATTAGTGGATTAAACGGCAACGGCGGAAACGTCGTTGTTGGGAGTGGGGTTGTCGTCATTTTCTACCTCCGGACAGGAAACCAGCGACCATGTCACCGGCTACCGTACCTACTGAATTTAATCCAGCCTGTATTTTAGTGTTAGTTGCGATTTGCTGTAGTAAATCGATCTTTTCTTTTTCCTTCTGCTTCTTCTCTGCTTCTTCGCGAGCAGCAGCAGATTCACCTATACTCATCGCATCGTGGTTGTATAGGGCTAGAGCGTGCTCGCTTGATCCTCTACGGTAAGCAGATTGTGTACTGGGCATGTTGTCGCCGTCTTCGGCATCCCCTCCTCCAAGGAACGACTTGAAGTGTGCTGCGGCACTAGCTGGGTCTTTAGCCCAGTCTGGGGCATCCGGGGTCACCAATCCTCCGGCACCGGGGGCGGCTGGTGATACAATGCCTTGTAGTTCTGCGACTCGTTTAGCCTGGGCTTCTCTCTGTTGTTTCAGTTGCTCTAAAGTAGCGGATTCTCCTTCCCATACTTTACGTCCACCTTGATATGCTGACGCTATCGTAGGCTCTAAGCTGGCTACTAGCTGCTCTTGTTGCGATATCTGGCTCTCCTTGCCTTGTAGTTCTATTTTGGCCGATTTCAAGGCATTCTCTGCTAGCTCCTTGCGTTTGGCAGGATCTTTTTCGGTGCGGATCTCAAGCATCGTTTGTACGTGTTTTGATGCATGATGCTTGGATAACTTATCTGTTAGTTCATTGGATTTCTTTAGCTCTTCATTGTATTTCTGGATGTCTGCGTTTGCATGATACATTACATAGGCGAGAGCCGCCCCTAATGCTAATGCAACGACAGTTGTTGCAATAATAGCCCCGTACATAGTAAAGAATGAGGCTACTACAGGGCCGATAGCAGCTCTAGCTATTCCCATCACTGCCCATTTAAGTAAATTAAACAACGGAAGCAACAGTTGCAACACCATTACCAATGACCCGAAAAGCCATTTGACCTTAGCTATAACATATCCTAGTGCGTGAAACGCAGCTATAGCAGCAATTACTTTAATGACGAAGTATCCCCATGCCTTAATAAATTCCCTATTCTTGGGGTCACGTAAGTATTTAATGATATCAGTAACATACTTAAGCACGGACTTTAATGCTTTTTTAGTATCATCCTCGAATATTTGACCTATCACTGCTGCTGCTATCTTGAGCGACTCTACGATCTGTGAAGTTAGGCCGGATACGCTATTAGCCTGCTTCTCCATTTGCCCGGCGTATTTACCTCCCTTGGATGTAGATATCTCCAATGCGGCAGTGACCAATCCGGCGTCGATCTTACCTGCTCGCATCAACTTGCTGAGTTCTAGCACCTTCTCCTTGACGGCCTTAGGATCGGCGAGCGGTCCTAGCATTTGCTCCGCTGCTATCTGTAATGGATTGAAGCCGTGCTCCGTCATCTGACGGAGTTCTTGCCCCATTAGCTTACCCATAGAAGTCGTCTGGCCGACTGCGAGAGCCAACAGTTCCATCTTGGCACTATTGCCTCCGGCTACCTCACCCAGCATCTTAGTCATCTTGACAGCATCACCAGCAGCCATGCCGTATCGCATCATCAGAGATGTGCCTTGGACTACGGATTCCATAGAGTATGGAGATATCAATGCAAATTCCTGCATCTCAGCTAAGGTGGCTTTAGCTTCTTCGGCACTCTTAGAAAATTGACCGATTGTTATGGCGTAGGTTTCCATCTCCGCTGCTGGTTTCAGGAAGCTAGCCACACCGCCTAAAAGGCCGCCTAATGACTGCTTATGCATGTACATATCAGCACGGGCACCCATCATACTACCGCCGTCTAGACCCTGCATCATGGCACCCATACGCCCGCCGCCCGCCATGCGGGCCTTGCGTCCGGTAACTCCCTTTTCCTTCAGACGGCTTACTTGTCGCATCCGTTGGCGACGGAGCTGCCGGTGTTCTTCAGCGGCACGCTGATCGGATATCTGTTTGCGACTGCGCTGAGCTTTGAGTTCGCGGGATATCTCGTCTCCGAGGTTCTTGGAGTGCTGTTGGGCTTGCTCTCTGGTCTGTTTGTCGATCATCTTAGATAAATCTTGACCGAACTTACGTCTGCCGTCTAAGTGCTTGCCGAGCCATTTAACCTCTGTTCGCCAACCTAACTTACCTCCGCCTCCTGGACCTCGCGGAGGGCCGCCCGGACCTCCGCCTTTAGCCGCCTTGCCCAAACTCTTCTCTATCTGGGCCGCTGCTTTCTGCGTAGCCCGGACCATTTTATCTAACGCCTTGAGATATACAGACGGATCCGCCGTAATCTTTACGACTAATGGAGGTAGTTCGCGAGATGGGCCGCTCATATTTCTTTAATCCCTAGAGCCTTCAACCACATCGCCTTAGAGGCGTCGGGGTTAGGGGCTGGAGTTTCATTGCTGAATTTCAGTAAGTGGTCTTCGATCTTCGTTTTACTCTGACCCATCGTACATGCTACTATGTGAGCAATAGACGCTAAGTACCAGTCCTGCTTTTCGCGTTCCTGCTTCCGTCTATAAAAATAGGCCATCCATTTTTCCAGATCCTCGTAAGTAAGATACTCCTTGAGGATTTGGACACTTGGACAGCCTGTTTCGTGTGCCACGTAGTACCAAAGGTACTCTGAGTCACTTAGGACTTTTTTGGGTCAACTTCCTCGTCTTTGTCCTGATTCATCTTATTGATCTTCAAGGCGATTTCGTGAAGCCCTTGAAGCGTCTCATCAGGCCATCCGCCTAGAGTCGAGAACTCGACTAACTTACCATCCGGCCCCTTGACGCATCGCTTGAGAAGCTCTGTGAACTGACCCTTGAAATCGGTGATTTCGATCACATTACCGGCACCGTCTAACTTCAACTTAGCCGCCTGGGCGGCTCTATAGTCGTCAGCTTGGGCTCCGGTAAGCTGGTGAATGGTGTAAACCACTTCGCCAGCGTCACTCTCCAAGGTTACTTCCTCAAACTTGGTCTTAGCACTAAACTTTAACATCACACTGTCCGTAAAGAGAAAAGATTACGGAGCTACAGTTGTTGTAGTTCCGGTAGCGTAAACAGGTCCAATTTCGGCAGGTGGGTTGCTGGTTGTGAGGTTGGACGGACGTAAGGTCAACGTAGCCGTTGGCTTTTCGTTGGTTGTGTGTTCGTCTGGGACGAACGACTGGACGATGGCATAGACGAGTACGTTAGCACCGTCTGGGAAAATCACTCGGACGGCGCGATTAGTTCGTAGAATTGGAACTATTTGCTCGATAGCACCGGGTGCGTAATGCACCTTGACCGACATTTCGGTCGCAGTCAAAAGAGCACCGCCGAGGAATCCTCGCCAGTTGTTCGTTCGCATGTTGGTCTGTTCGACCGAATCGTCCGCCTCAATCCCGAATGGGTTGAGCGAAACTTCTTCGAATCGGGCAGTCAAACCGACGATTTCGATTAAGGTACGATGGCCGTTACGAAGGATTGTGTTCGACATACTAAGATATCACCATGAAAAACGCTTGATTGAATCGCCAACGGCGAGTTTGCGGCTCTTGCCCCATGCATCCCATTGTATTAGCTTTCGTGATACATTGCACGATTCCGCCATAAGTGGACGTGGCGGAAACGTGCCTCAATACGTCTTCCCAGAGCGTCGGTAACACGTTCCCGGCGTCAACGTGGCTCTGGGCACGTACCTGGACTTCGACGCGATCCTGGGCCGTTTGTGTGTCTCTGAGAGTGCGTTGGTCGAGGAGCCCCCTTTCGTCTACGACGACAATGGCTTTGTCGGGGGTATCCTGCATGTGGTTGACGTAAACCGTATATCCCAATTGGGTGGCTCTAGTCAGAATTACGGAGCGGAATACTTCCGCTGGGGTGCGAATTGTCATACTGCTAGAATTTGCCAGAAAAGGGTGGTTGCTCTGTCTTCGATGTCGTTTACGGCCTCTTCTAGATATTTTCGCTCATACGGGAGATCGTGCTGGAAAACCGCATAGTCCGCAGGGACGCGGGGGCGTCCATTCTTCACAAAGCCAGTTACCGGGTTACCAAAGCCGACTACGGCTACTGAATTCCACCCAGAACCCATAATCCACCACTGCCCGGACGCCTTGAGGGCTCCGGTATCCACTGGAGTATTGAACTGGGCATTGCGGAGCAATTCCCTAGCTACGATAGCTAGCCCTTCCCGGTATGCCTTAGCCGAGTCTTTGTTGTATTTTGCCAGAGCTGCTCGCAGCTCCTTAATACCCTCGACCTTGGCTTTTATTTTCATGGTGATTGGGGGATAGTCGGTGCCGTCAAAGTGACGACAGGTGGCACTAAATGGATGGTTTTGAGGATCTCTAGAGCATTGTTCAACCCAAACAATCCGAAACCGAAAGCTATGATAGCCCACGTAACTTTCGGGTACTTCTTAGCTAGTTCTGTAGCGGTCACGATAAATCGTTGCTCCGTGCTTATTTGCGAGTAGGCGGCGAATGAATCACTTAGTTCTTTGGTGGCTTTCTCTGATTTCTGGATGGCGGCCAAAGCGGTGTCTAACGCCGCATTGGTTGTTTCTTGATGAGGAATCCACGTACACACACAAAACTCAATGTCACCTATCGGAGGGAACCGCATAGCGGTTAGAGTACCCCAACAAGGCGATGCATCTTTTCTGTTGTATCGTGTCCGTATACTGTATATTGGGGAATATGCTTCCCATTGTTCTGAGGCATCCGGATCACGGTCAAAATCAGCGCCGGATACGACTATTTGTTTCCAGCCTGCTCTTTGTAACTCCTCGGAGGAATAACCACTCCATTCTTCAAATGCCTTGTTTGTCCACAAAATGGCTCCGCCTGGTTTTGACACAATGACGCAGACAGACATATGATGAAGAAACGCTTTGAGATCGTCGCATCCTTTTAGTTGATTTAGCCATGTCATGCGTATGCCTCAAATAATGTTACGTTTCGTCGTCGTAGCATCGGCGTAACCTCCACTGCTATGATCTCAAAAACATCGGGATGGTTTCTCGGGTTGTATGCGTAGACTATCGTGTCCGGCTCCCCGCCGTCATAAGTAGCAGTAGACGGGTCGCCAGGGCCGCCTCCGTCTAACACGTCTCCGTCCATGACGGAGCTGGGGGTTTCACCGTTGTAGCCGGAATCGTCTACCGGAATCGTTTTGCCCTTCTTGATTAATCCTTTCGGTGCTAACCGAATCTGGGTTATAAGTTCAATCTTAGAGAATACCGGGGAACCGTCAGCGTCGAATACTTGTTTCAAGCATTCGTCCCATCGGCATTTGATGACGACCGGAGCGCCGTAGATCGGTTGCCCGTACATATCAGCACCGGCATACGGCCAGTAGACAAGACTATCCTTTTGAACGGTTTTGATAATTTGCATTTACGATGCTTCTCCTGCCCAGAAGAATTGCTTCATGCCCCCGCCTGTAATAACTCGGTTATTCCAAGCTGCTAGCTTGCCGGTGGTATCCAGCAACATAGCCGTGGTGCCGTAAGTCGTGATCCCTAAGCCTTTGTCTAGGTGCTGGTTGTACCGCACCATCAGACTCTTGACCTGTTCCATCGATACCCGAACGTCGGTAACCGCCATAAGGTGGGCCGCAATGTAGCGAACTACCAATTCCAACTGGGCATCCGACAGCGATGAACTTGTGCCGATAACCGCATTCACAATCAAAATAGCATCATCAATAAACGGCTGTACGTCAGGGATGACGGACGCATCGTATTGGATGATTCTTTGTACTGCTTCTTCGGTTGTCGTTGCTGGCATTAGTTCTTCCAGGTGCTCAAAGAGCCTGAGTGTGTCGCCGTCTTACCGCCTACCCACCGGATCTCATAGCGAGGGTAAACGCCTCGCGGGTTAGCTGTTTCGTTGACTTTTTGGAACTTCCACCCATGGGCTGCCCACTTAGGGAATATGTTCTTCTCGTCATACTTACACCAACCGCAAGAGTCTATTGTATACTGGATGACGATATATTCCTCGGCTGCCGGGGCTTTTACTGCTAGCTGCGAATTGTGGAGATCGTCGTGTATTTGCAGCATCTCGCTTCGCGACATACCGATTACATCTACTCCGTGTACACTTCGTAGATGTGTACCCAGGTCGCCCGGATACGTCCAACGGTAAGCAGGCTTAACGACTACCGGCTCTACTTTGGATTTAGGCGGCTCCACTTGCGGGGTAACTTGCGGGGTAACTTCAGGAGCAACCAGCGTATCGGAAGTCAGAACAATAGGCTCGTCTAGGACGAGCGGGTTGTCGGCAACAACAGGAATGCATCCTACCGACAGCAGACAAAGGAAAAGTAGCAAATATTTCATGCGGCACCTGGATTGAATTTGGAGCCAGTGTAGACCCAGAATACGTGGGTTTTGGCACATTGCCACAAGCTGCGCATCGTGATTTTTCCGAATCCGTCTTCGCCCCATCCTTGGCCGCCAACGCGGCCTAGATCTGGATTCTTAGCCGGCCCCCAAGAGTTCTGGATGTCAGGATGGACGAGATCGTCCTTGGAACCTACCCACTTCGCACTATGTGCGACTAGGGCATGGTTCCCGTATCCTTGACCTTGGCGAATGTAACCTTTGCTATCTAACGACATAAAGGCATTGCTCGCGTGTAACGCGATGATAATTTGGTGATCTCTGGCTAAGGCCGATGCTACGGCCCTGTTAAACCGCTCGTAAGAGCTTACAGGCACGCGATACGGCTCCCAGGTCTGAAAGGTCGGAGCAGCGGCGTCCGCTGCTTGTAGGACCGCTGGAGCGACTTGGCGACGGCTAAAAGCCGTCAGAGGGAACTTGACCACACGACCGTTGACTTGCAGATTGACGGGAGATACGCCCTTGGATGTCAACCAATGCAATGCGTCTACTAACTGAGAGCCTCCGTCTACGCCTCGATTAATATTCATGTAGAGGTGGCTATCAGCAAACAAGGTGCCGGTCATACCGTCACGCATACGGGTGTTATGCATAGCAGCCACAACTGCACTTGCATTGCATTTACCGATTGACCCTTGGTTAATGATTAAACCACTTCGCATTCTGCGAAAAGTCTTGTATGTGTCGCCTTTGAGCGACTTTTCGATGTCCTTATCTTCGAGGAACCAGTCTTCCGGGTATTCCTCTGCTTTGAGGGATTCCTTGACAGCCTCGGCAGTGGGCATAAGAAGCCCGGTGCCGACAGCAGCACCGTCGAACAATTGCAATGGTTCTTGTTCGTCGTTCATTTCAGGATATCCTCGAATCCAGTTTTCCACGGCACTACTTTCTTAAACTCTTTGATCTTCCCGGCTTCCGGCTTTCCGGCAGCCAAAAATGGAGGCTCTACGCCCCTTTCCTTGGCTTTGTTAATTAGACCGCTGAAAGCGGCGTTATCGTCGTCGATCAATAAATAACCAGCAAATCCGGCAGAGGAAACGAAATCCTTTGCTCCTCGGATAGCAATCACTTGATCGACCGTTGGTGTTTGTTTCTCGTAGAGCACAAACAACGTCTGATCTTTGAATGCAGCTACGGGACCACTAGGCCCAGTCGCAGGAAAGCGGCCTGCCGCTATCAACAACAGACCACCTAGTATCATAGCCCCTTTCGGGAATAACTCTTTCACGGCAATTACTCCTTCGGAGCGGGAGCCGCTATTTGGGACATGACAACAATCAAGGCGTCTACGCCTTTCTTGGGGTCAGGTTTCTTTTCTAGGTGACGGAGAATCGCTTCGCAGTAAGCCAAGGCTGTAGCTCGGTCAGGGACCGAGATGACATCGGGGGCGGTTGGGTCTTCTGTAAGGCGATTGACGGTTTGGATAAGTTTCTCGATGGTCGCATCTCGGTCTTTGTTGGCCGGAAGCAACGGTTGAATGTACCGCCAAGCGGTCCACACAACACCGGTGCCTATCAACAATCCGCCTGCCCATGTGATGATTTGCTGTAAATCCATAGCTTAGGTTACCTTTTTCAAAAGTTGAGCATCTGTCTCATCGGCAATAGCCGATGCTGAGGCGTTACGACTCATGTAATACTTAAACACAGCTATCGCTATCTGAATGAACAGTGCGACTAATGCCGGATCAATTGCTTGTGTCCGAGCATCTGATTTCACAAGCCTTTCGAATTCGACGCTATTTCCGCCGGCAGCGGCTAGCTTTTCTCGCCCTACGCGAACTGCTAGGAGGCGCTCGGAATTGGATAGCCTGTTGGCTCTGCGACCGAAAAACATTAGCTGGGTTCCTTTACCGGCTCCGACACTACGGGTGCGAAGGCTTCGCGGAACTTCTCAGGTCCGTAAATCTTGACGAGGTCATCGTCGCTTTCGACCACTGCGGGAGCTTTGAAAGTTTTATCTCCAACGTGGTGCAAACCACCGAGGAGTTCAAACTTTCGCTTCGGGGCTTTTTCTACTACTTCTTTTGCCATAATACTTTTGAGAAGGCTAGAGGGTGGAATTGGAAACGTATACTATTATAGCTACGCCCTAGGCGTAGAGGGGGTTTTGGCTACGGTCGGCCTTCGGTCGCGATTGGTCTTGTCTTGTGCATGGAAGTACCTTTGAGTACGGGGGGGGTATCATCAGACGTAGCAACATCTGCGAGGTCGATTGGCAAAGCAGAAAGTAGTTGATTTGTTTCCGGGTCTGATGATGTCCAAGCCATAGTTTGTTCCGTGTTTAGTTAGTTCGGTCTGCTAGGTCTGTGAGGGTTGACATTAGTTTGCAATCAACTCCGATCTCGATATCTCAGTCCAATTCGTTCCGTCATAAACAAACGTTATCTTCCGATTCGCACCAGGGCTTGGATTAGTCCCCCACGCAGCCATCTTAAAAACTGCATCCCAAGTTGGCCCACTGATCGTCGTGCCACCGAATCGATTCGACAGTATGATCGTAAGTTCTTGGCCGGTTGTTGGATTGGTTGGTGCAGCGAAGATCGGTGTACCAGAAGTTGTGATCCGAGCACGAAATACGTCAACGAAATCAGCAGTGATTGTGATTGTCGAGTCGCCGGCAAAGTCTTCAGAGTAGTACCGACGAGCAGGAGAATAGCTTGAACCATTAGCGTTCAGTACAGGAATCGAAGCAGCCGAAAGCACCAAAACGCCACCACTTTGGAGCGATACGTTATCGCGAAAGAAAAAGCCTCCAGACTGAGGAGCGTATGCTAGTTTCGAAGGATTTAGCTTTCCTGCAAAAAGAGAAAACGAACCCTGGCCGTCAGTGCCAATATCAATGTGCACTGTTGAGTTATCGCGAAACAAACTCTCGACAGCGTTTCCAGTTGCAAGCGATCCAGTACCTCCAGTGCAACCCGTAAAACTAGTCGATGTCTTTCCTGTGTACTCAATCGTGTTTGAACCGATCTTTATCCATCCGTACTGCGGAAACTTCGTTGTCGAAGCAACATTGATTGTTGATTGAGGGAGCGATGCTCCGTTGCTTCCTGCCGCGATAGTTGTGGTTGCAGGATCGAAGATTGAGCGAGCGTAAAACGGTCGTTGGAGGTTTGCAAACTCCATATACATTTCAGGGCCAAGCCCGTCAACATCGGGGTAGTTGCTTTCGAAAGCAAGTATAGCCGTCGGTTTTCCCGGTATTGTGTTGCCGTGAAAGGATTCAACGCTCGTATTGAGTCCGATAGCGTAGATGTGATTAAATGTTCCCGGTGCACCATCATTTGCAATCGATTGCAAAATGTGTTTAAAAGATGGCCATCCTGAAGTAGCAAGGCCAATATCTAAAACGGTTACGCCAGCAGCTTCGGTGTTCATGCCGACACTCTCACCAGCAACCAAAGCCCCACTCGCATTCATCGCAAGCAGGCTAGTCGATGCTGGTGTTGCTAGGTCAGCCAGGGATTTAACCTTTGCCGACAACCTAGCATCAGGTAGCGTACCAGTCGTTAGATTCGTTGCCGATATGTCCAAGTACGCCAACGAATTCCAAGCCGTCACCCCATCCCCAATTTTCATTTGCTTGGTAGTCGTATCATACCCCTGCTCGCCCAAGGCGAGCACTGGATTAGCAGCATTCCAGGCACTTGTGGTGCCCCGTTTGGTTCGAATTGTATCGGCCATTGCAAATTACCTACAAACGTAAGAAAAAACCACTCGGTACAATTATAACTCATACCGAGTGGTTCGATTGAAAACTGGTCAACTTTCAACTACTGCTTAGGCAGTAGTTGCGTTGCCGGTGTAGTGAACGATACCTGATTGCGAATTCTTGTCTTGACGAATCAAAGGAACCATCAAAGCCATCAACCGCATGTTGAGTGTCTCGCCGCCATCGGTGTTCCACTGAACCAATCGCATGTCCATTCCGACGAGGATCGAAGCAGTTTGTGGGCTTCGGCGAACCAAAACCAACTGGTTTCCGGTAAGGTAGTCAAGTTGTTGAACACTGTTGATAACCGAAAGTTCGGCGATCTTGTTCTGCAAGTTGCTTCCGGAGTAGTTGGCAGAGTAATCGCGAAGCATGTACTGCATCAAACCGGTGCTGAAGTACAAATCGTATGTACCGAACTGGTTTTGATCCTGTTGCTTCTTAACCATCTCGATGACGCTGTTGTACAACATCTGAGGAGTCCATCCACCAACTGTTGGGTTCAAGAACGCTCCTGTTTGACGACCTGGGAAGTTCGTCAAACCGTAGAGAGTTCCGCCACCGTATGCGTATGTGCCCCAAGTTCCTAAAGCCATCTTCTCGATGGTTTCAGCAACTCGCTCGGAAGCCATTTCCAAAGTGGTTGTGCTGATCGCTTGACCGCGATTTCGGCTGATAGCCAATTCGCGAGCTTCAAAGGACAATTCCTTGTGAACAATCGGCAAAGGCAAGTTGACGATGTCGGTCGTAGGACGATCAATCGTCGAACGACTCTTCGGACTCATCGAAACCGACGCATCGTCGATATCGCTAACTCGTTCGTATTGATATACGCCGAAGTTGTATGCGTTCGCGAAAGATTCAGTCATCCCAGCGGCACGCATAGAGTTTACCAACTGCAACCGAGGCTTCGCTACGCGAACAACGGCGGCATCTAGGTATTGCCATTCGTTCTTCGAAAGAACCGCACCGGCATTACCGATGAACTTTGCTTCGTACAACGGCTTGCCGTTGCTGTCGTATTTTCCGTTATGCACGGAAATATACGACTTTCCGTCTTCGCCAACGTATGGTCGAAGGGAGTCGTAGTTACCGCCAGTGGAAAGGAGTCTCTGGGCGACGGAACCGTTGGCAATCAAGCCGTTGTCCGTTGCCGAGAATCCGCTATCAACTTGAACTTGTGTTTCCATGATTCTTGTTTTTGGTTCTTTCTTGATTGTGGGTTACGCGAAGCGAACGAGTACGAGGTCTTCGGCTGTGGTTGTGATCGCTTCTTCGGAGATAGCAACGATCTTCAACGGAGAACCGCTGGCTTTGACCAACTGACCTGCGTTGTTGTACATCATTTCATCGCCTACGACCAAAGTCTGGGATGTAGGGACTCGGACGTAACCGAGCATACCGGGCATTGGATGCACTGCTCTTGCTCGTGCTCCAGATGCGTAAATCTTGTCTACGCCGCCGCCGGTTGTATGATCGCCTTGGAACTTGTCTTCGCACAACAAAATCGTAGCCGCTTGGCCGATTGCTGTGTTTTGGAGATCATACGAACCGCTCGACAAAACTCGGACAAGATTGCCCGGCTTGAGCGGAGCGGTTGTCGTTCCGGCGCTGATAGGTCGTTCTACGTCAGGAACATCCAGACCGAACGAATCCTTCAAAATTGTGTTTGCTGCTGCTAATGCCATAGTAGTATCAAATTCCTCTGGTTCTGGAAATTAGAATGTGGAGAGTGGAACAAGGGGGCTTACTTCGACCTTGGCCGGAGCAGCTTGGTTGCCGACGAATGCTTCACCTGCATAGACAGGTGCTTTAGCAGGAGCGGCTGGAGCTACAGCAGAACTGATAACACTTGCGAACTTTTGCAACTGTGCTGTAGGCAAAGATGCGAGTTCGTCGGAAGTGAAAGTGTCCTTGCTGTTAGCGATGATCTTGTTAATCAGTTCTTCGCGACTCTTCGCGACTACTGCCATTGCATCATCGATTTGGTTCTTAACGGAAGGTGCGGCATGTTCAAGTAGCTCTGCAACCGAATTGCACACTAGCTTCACCGGCTTGGCTTCTGCGACAGGTGCCGCTGGAGCGGCTGGGGTTTCTTGTGTTTCCATCTTCTCTTTTTGGTTCTGAACGGAATAGGATACCTTGCGGGTCACCTTGACCTTTTCTCCTATTAGTTTAACTGATTCATTTTCAATTTCATAATTTTGTTTGAAGTATTCTGTCTGCCCATTGGCTACCATCGAGAAAATGACAGAATTCTGGTCGATATCTTGGGCATACGCCCAAGTAGAATCGCCGGTAGGATCGTATTTGTCGTAAGCGGCATTCACTGCATTCGCAATCAAAACAGGCACTTCGTCTGCTCTAGTCGGCTTGGCCGACTTGTTGACCAGTAGCCCGGCTCCGTCTTTGAGAGAACAAGCCCCTTCACCTTCAAGAATGATCGCTAGATGATCTGGCTTGAAAGCCGTTGCCTTGGCGATGTAATCTTTACCGTTGTAGTTGCCGTTGGCCATGAGAGCTTCTACAAACAATCCGGTGCTGACTTCGAGCTTAGTATTGGCCAAGAGTGCAGAATGCACTATTTCGGCCCCTTTGACCTTGCTGAGTCTTTCGGCATCGAACCAAGCCTCGGCTTGTAGCTTTTTGGTCTTCCGGTTGTACTTAGTATTAAGTACCATGCCGATAGATCGACTATCCAGCATCTCGGGCGTGCATCCGGAAACCTTGTTACCTGAATTATCTTCAGGGTGTCCGATGGTAATTGGACGAGCATTCCAAGCAGAAATAGAGGCGGTGATGTCTTTTTCTTCATAAAGCACAGGCCCGGCGGAGCCGGGCCAAACGCCTTCAACCAACATCGAAACCGGAGCTACGAGGTAGCTACGACCCTGAAGAGTCTTCTCTTGAACTTTGTTCGAAAGGTTGGCTATCAGCTTTTCCATCAGATTCTCCAGTGGCGATATCTTCTACCCAGGCAGCTACAGCACCGACGACGGTGGGGATATAGAGTGCCCAATTCATATTGGCGTTGCCCTTCTCGATTTGTCGCATGTGCGACTCGATAAGGTCAGCTAATTCAGTATCATTGTACTTTTTCCCAGGCTCAATACCTGAATTCACCACATCGAGGTCATCGGTGATGTCCAACGCGGAGGCTAAAGCCTCCCTACGATCCCCTTGACGGAGAGCGGCTGCCATTGATAATGCGGCTAGTGTGTTGAAGTCTTTCATTTTATTAGCTCGACCGTTGGACGGCGTTGGTTGGGGTTTTGGACGGGTCGCGTTTATTTCCTGGTTTCGGCACCTTTGGTATAGAACTAGGGGCATTTCCACCGGCGGAGCCGGTCATGCCCTCAAGTTGCTTGAATACCAACGAATGCTCAGTCGGCGGAGCCGACTCTATTGCCTGTACCTGTTGGCCGGAGTATCCCATCACCTTGCCTAAGAACTCAGGGCGAGGGATAATAGCTTCGGCACCGGCAGTAGCGTACCGGGCTAAGGCTTCGGAGAAGTCCTTAGCGACCTTGGCCTGTTCCATGATGTTAAGAGGAGCCATCGGCTCCCACTTGACCATGTAAGGCAACGGTTGATCTTCTTGGGGTACTGGAGTAGGTAAAGCACCGATCTGGATTAGCCGGTCGATGAATGGCCGGATCAAAGATGGTGTGACGTATCGCTCCTTTCGGAGCATGATCCGCTCACGCCATGTAATCGTATCTTGCGGACTATCTAGCTGCCCTTGCTGGGAGCCCATGAAAGTCTGCATAGGGATCGCCTTAGTCATGGCGATCAGTTTTAGAAGATTGTCAGTGTGGCTCGTAGGGTCCGCAATTTGCGGAGCAATTGACTTGACCGATACTCCGACCATAGTGATGTATCGCTGGAGTCCCTCTGCATACATCTTCACGTCTTCGCGTAGAGCGTCTCGCTCTTCGGTGGAGAATTCACCGTGCTTTGGATCGACTTCGAAGGATAGTCCAGGGAACCCGCCCTTCCAGAACATCTCGCCGGAACCTCCGACGACTTTGCGTAAGTCCATCAACCGGTTCCAGACATTCTCCATTCTCGGCTGGCCGAGGATTTCAGACTCAATTAAATTGTCTGCGGCATGGAGGATACGGGACCAGTGGACTCTCTCCGTCGTGTACGACGTGTTGCTAGAATTGGTAACTTCGTTGAAGTTCAGGTTGTAATACAGAGGATGATTGAACCGTGGATTGGTAGGATCTGTCTCCCACTCCAATACGCTGACGGAAGCCTCTGTGAAGACTCGGTAGTAGATAATATTTGTGTCGGTGCCAGGACCGTCGAGCATTTTATGCTCGTCGTAGCCGGGTGCCGGTATTTCCAGAGATGCTCCATCGTCCATGCCGATGAGCATCACGCCGTAGCGGAGAATGCCGCTAATGCGGTCTAAACGGTGAAGATAGGAGAAAAACCGGGTTTTGGCTTCTAGGCGGTCTACCGCCTTTTCGAACTCGGTATCTCGTTCCTCTTCCGTCTCGTATATCTTGGGGTATTGTTGCCAGCATTCGTCTGGTTCTAGCGTCACAACACGGGAGGCGACATCGCCTCTCCGAAACATACGCACGTAATCGTTGTCATTGATGAAGTTCTGGTAGCCACACTCTTTATCTAGATCCCGAGTGCCGTCAATCCCGTCCATGACGGGAATGCCTGCCAATGCACGGTCGTATAGATTCGTTAAGAATTGGAAAGTCGGTGTCATTGCGGCTGCCTTGGATTAGGAACTCTGATTCTGCATTGTAACAGAACAAGGGTTAATGTGCAATTTTTCCGTTACCAAGGTGCCTCGACTGTGCTATAGTGTAGGCAGAAAGGATTACACTATGCTTATACTTGGTTTTGTTTACGCGGTCGGGGTTGTATTCCTGTACTTGAGGCTGGAGCGAGTGCTTAATGTCACCGGCAGAGAGCCGTGGGTGAATGCCGCCGTGCGGCATACGGTTGCCGCCTGCATGGCTCTGACTTGGCCGATACTGGCTACGGTAGCTGCCGGAGCCATCATAACGACGTTGTTGTCGCCTCCCGAAGACCCTATCTAAGTACGCCCAGGCGTACAGTAGGCTTGGTCAAGATCTGGAAAGCCAGCGAGCTGGCATCGACTTGGTCGTCGTGGATACCGTCTGGGAAGTGTTTTAGCTCCTCGACGTACTCTTCCCATACCTTCCCGCGTATCGCCGTATGCACATTGCCTAGATTTATTTGCGTGGCAAATAAATCGGCCCGAATGTCCTTGCGAGCGGATGACCGCTCGACGTTGACAATGAAGCCCATTAGCCGGCGGCTAGCGTGGATTACGGCTTCTTGCCCGGCGGAGCCGGGCTCTTGCTCCATGCCTACTCTACAGGATTTACCGTCCGTATGTGCCGTCAGCAGGATGATCTTTTCTCGTTCATCCGTGCTCCATTGGCCCCGTTTGATATCTAAAATCCATACTTGGCCGTTTTCTAGGATGCCTAGCTTTACTCCTACCGTGTAATCCCCACCTTCGGTGAGGTATGCCCTATCCCATGCTCGGACGATTTTCTTGAAATCCCGGTCTGCCGGTGCCGCGATATGGTCGGTGATGATCCTATCTACCTTAATGGCACCGCCTCCGGGCGGTATCGGTTGCTGTAAGATCTGACCGGCGTAGCCATATTCCCCTAATTCCTGCCTGATACTGTTGAGAACACTTCTACTTAACCTGACTGGATCAAATAAGTCATCCTTATAGTAAGCAGCTAGCTCCGGCGGATGGATAGCACTGGTCTTTTCGCCTGGGAGGCAGATAATCTTGATGTTCGGGAACTTGGTTAGCATCACCTCGGTCGGGTCCATGATCGAGATACGCTGCATCACTAGGTACGTCCAAGAGACGGCTTTGTCTACCTTACGGCTAGGAAGCGTTTCTGAGACGTATTTGGCTGCTTCCAGCAGCTTTGCTTTCGACCACCCGCCTTTTGGATCGATAGGATCATCGATGCCGATACAGTGAGCGTGGCGACCTGTGATATTACCGCCCGTACCGGCGGCGTATCTGTCGCCGCCGAGGGTATTTGACCAAATGGACTTGTTATTTAGGTCTTCTCTGAGGACTATTTCCGGAAATAGCTTCTGATATAGGGGGCATTGGATGATTCGGCGGCTTTTTACCGTCAATTCGAAGGCTAAATCTTCAGCAAAGCTGGTTCCGATGTACCGAAATCCCGGCATCCGGGTCCATACCCAAGGGACATAGAGGACCGTAAAAATCGAGGATTTTGAGGTTCCGGGGCTGATATTGCAGATTAAATCCGCTTCTTTCGGCTTTCCTTCGAAGATTCGCTCGGTATTTCGCTGGATTTCGTCGCAAAGGTAGGGAATATGCCAGTTGACTTGTAGCTTCTCGGTGGAGACATAAGGCCAAAATGCTTTCACGAAGTGAAAGTAGCTTTGGCGGCACAAGTCCGCCTTTTCTTTGTAGTAGTCAATTTGCATAGTTGAACAGTACCCCTACTTTGGTTAAGATAAGGTTTTCTTATCTAACTTGAGGTGCATAATAATGGCTAAATTCGTTCCGGATCAGAAAGTCACTGAAAAGTATTTGGCATCTATCGAGAGAAGGGCCACTGCCCTTCTGAACAAGATGGAAGGTAAGCCGATTACCGGTATGCGGACACAGTACACCCGACTTGAACTCCGCGAAGCGGAGATGCTAGCCATTCGCCAGTTGCTTGAGAACCGGCATGGTAGTTGTGCTCGTCTGGCCTTTGATCTGATTAACATAGTAGCGTCGGTGGATACCGACTGGGTGAAGTTCTTCCCGGCTTTCGAGGAACTGGACAGGATGGTTACTCGGGAGGGTTTTCAACTGGTTGGAGATTCTGCTGGTTGGCGTCTTCTGGATTCTCAGGGACGGGTGGATCAAGCGGCTCCAACACTCCGTGAGCTACTAGTATGTCACGTAGCCCCACCGGATGATCCGGCAGCCGGATGTAACGGATGCGAGGAGGCGTCAACGCCTCTTGGGGGATGGTTTTCGGATCGATAGTCTGCCCTAGCATTTCTCCGAGCTTGGTCGCAATGCGAACTCGCTCACGATCCCAGGCGGCTTGTCGGATGCCTTTGATCCATTCAACCCGCCGTACACGGCGATTTTCGATGATATCGTGGGCGGCGGTATCTCTTTCGACGATAAATTCGATGAAAGGCTTATATTTGGGGTCTTTCATGGTGGCTTTAGCCCATTTTGACCATGTAGGACTCTGCCGGAAGGTAATCAGAGGGCGAGGATGACCGGAATTGATGGGAATTTTGAAGCGGAACTTACCGAAATGCGGGATTTTTACTAATCCGACTTCTTGGAGCTGTGCAAACAGCTCGGGGAAGACTTCTTTGACGACCATGTGCACTTCGGCGCGGCTCGCGCCTAGCTTTTTGGCGATTGCGGTCGAAATAGTCTCAACTGTGACGGATTTTTCTTTTTTTGCGGCCATCTCTGGTAGTTAATACGCTATAGTAAGGGTGGTTTTGGAACAAAGTCTATTAGGGAATATAGCATGTCGAATTATGATAAGCAGGTTTTTGAAGAGATGGTGGAGTCTTTTGCTGCGGAATTGACTGAATCCGTGTCTCCGGTGATGCAAAGTCTCGACGAACGGGAAGCCGATCCAAATCGCTCCGGAGCGGCGGCAGCCGCTATGTGTACTGTGGCTGCCAGCTTCATTGCTGCGTGCTTTTCACCTGATTTCGGTGAATCGGAGTCCCGGAAGCTGGTATACGAGACGATGGCTATCGAACTGTGTAAACAGTTCGAAGCCGTCACGGGTAAGGTAGCGTCGGAGACGATGATGGCTATCCTTCGTTCGTCACTCATGGAAGGCTTTGATCCGGAGAATAACTAGGTGAAAATCCTGTTCCTATGCCTATTCTGCTCCGTTCCCGGTCTACGCCCAGGCGTAGAACAACGGAATGTCGATTTGCTGGAACTGAATCACTACTATGACGCCAAGGGCGTCCACGTCTACGACCAGGTGATTTTCTGGGAGAAGATACCGGGTAACGGCAAGTATCGGGTACAGGACTGGGTATTGGTTGACGATCAAGACTACTTCAACCGACGCCCAAGAACCCGTACACCGGGCGTCTACGAGGTCATATGGCATATCAACGGTAAGCTACTGGTGGTAACCAGTCCTATGCTGAAGGAATCCTGGACACAAGTTGATCCCGAACGTAGGGATCAACTCAAGTGGCCGGTAATCAACCGAAACACCATCAAACCGGTTGTTCTACCAACGGATGACGACGTTAGCGGGGCTCGTTAGCGGATTCTCCGCTTCTAGCCAGGAATTCGGGATAAGGGAAAGTAGCTGCTCCTGCGAATAGCTATCGACCCCAAACTGGCTGCTGATGAAGTTACAGGTCATATAACCCTTCTTCGACTTCAGGATTACGTGCTCCAAGTACCAATCCTGCATCTGCTTATTGCATTCGGAGAATGCATAGTTGCTAATGCAGAAGTCCCAATCAGTAACCCGGCTGCCGACGAACAATTCTCCATGTTCTACCGTCAAGTCGTGCTCGGCTAAGTATCGCTCCTGGAGCGATCCGGCTTCCGGTAAATCAAAAATGGTATAACTCTGCCAGAGTATCTTATTTCGGATGACCAATGCTTGGCCACCGTAACCCCCTCCAATCTCCACTATAGCGTCTCCTGACGCTAGCCCAGCGTAGATCAAGTCTCCTAGTACCTTGACGTACCGGAGCGTGCTAGGGCTCACGCTAGGGCCATCCTTGAGGGTGATACAGCGATTGGCTCCGCCAATCTCATCATTGACTACCAGTCTAGGTAGGGCGGCCAGCAGGAGCGGATACCGCTCCCTGATTACCTGGAGATACGCTTCTCCTTGCTCGGCAGACGTATGCTCGAATATCGGAACGATATCCGGGTGCTGCTTGAAGGTGTTCAGGTCCGCAGTCAAGCACGCCTGCTTGAAAGCCGTATAGTCGCTGATTGAAGTGCTCATAGCATTATGATAACTACTACCGGCGACTGATGCAAGTATTCTAATTACGGCGTACTTTTCGCCTTAACGCAGAATGCGTTCTAGGGCTACCGGACATAGGAGTGGGGAGTGATAATCCCTGCAATTTCGGCACTTTTCATTTTTCTAAATATAAAAAAATAATGGAAGATTCTACACCGTAAAGCCTAAAACTGGACATTTGTGGCTCGTATTCGGCTTCAAACGAGACGGTAATAGGTTTGTGGATGGTAGACGAGTCGGTATCACCTGACCGCGAAGCGGTCCCGAAAGCCGGTATCCAGGACGGCGGAGCCGTCCAAGGAGCCGGTGTTTCTAATATTTTGATAAAAATATTAGGGGGTCTGAACCATCCGCCCATCCGGCAAGCCGGATATAAGCCCGGCTAATATGACCCCCCTTGCCTACGAATGCAGCATCTGCCTAACTCCCTTGCACCTTAAGTTCGGTTACCATGTGGCCTGCTATGCCTAGGCCTGCTATGCAGGCCCTCTATGCCTAGGCCTGCTATGCAGGCCCTCTATGCCTAGGCCTGCTATGCAGGCCCTCTATGCCTAGGCCTGCTATGCAGGCCCTCTATGCCTAGGCCTGCTATGCAGGCCTAGGCTACCCCTTGACCGGTATTTTTATTTCTCGTTTTTCGTAAGTCTTTATGTAGTAAAGACTTAGGTTTTTGGCCTCTAAGCCCTTTCGCAAATACTAAGTGTCTAGTGAGGAATGGTACTGGGAATCTTAGAAAACACTGGGAAGATTGTTTCCTAGTGTTTTTGTTGGTCCAGAGCCTTATTTTGGTAATTCTTGGCAGAATTCTAGGATATTGGCTATTGCTTTGGCTAGTGGCTGCCGATATCATGCATACGTCGCCGGGAAACGGTGACGCGGTGGAAACCGGCTGAGAAGCTGATGGAAACCGGGTCGCCTTTAGGCGACGAAGGGCCTAAAGGCCCTAGGATACGGGAAGCGGTTTCCAGTATCTCCGATATACCGATTACTCGTTATAGGAGTCGCTTTCGACTGCTTACGCATCCGGCCTAGTCCGCCATTCCTGGTTTACCGATACCCTACGCATGGGAAACAACCCCACCGTATTACCCAACCGAATAGTTGGCTGTATTGGTAAACCGTCCGATCTTTGACAATTTGGATAGCCACTAATCCCCATATACTGGTTGGGGAATGACGAATAGCAATATCGTCTAATCTATCGGGAGGGTCGATAGGATTACCTTCAAAAGTAGTCCACTCCCGTTAGTCGCGAAACAATAGTTTCTCGGTTGTTCGTTCTGCCGTATTTTGGGAACGGATAACCTAGTTAGCGATTGTGGGCGATATCGTAGCAAACCTTTCTTAGGGGACTACCTTACGATATGGCAATGTCACCACAATAGAGCTATAGGGAAAGTATTGTGGAGTCCGCGAAAATGACTCCAACTATCGAATTAAGGAAATGACAGCAAACAAAGTAATGGCTAGCAACTAGGAATTGTTAGCAGTTTGCTAACCCAGAATGGGCGATAGGAATAGAGACTACGAAATACAAAACAACCCACCGATATGAGAATCTAGACGATAGGAATTAGTTAATCCGATTCAGTTTAGACCGCTCCTTTCTAGTGCAATGCTAGATTGTCGGTTTCAAGGGAGCCAATTGTTGGCTCCCTTTTTTCGTTTACTCCAACTGGAGAATTGTAAATAATGAACGGAGAAATATGGTATGCCACGAATGAAGATATAGGCATAGGCGGAATGCCTATCCTACGTCTTGACGTATGTGACCTACGGAATAGATTTGGCCTGAATCGATTGTTGGCCGATACCAAAGCGATTGCGGTTTTTGAATTGTACCCCAGCTTATTTGTGCAATTGTATGGGAATAGCTATCCGGAACTAGATAACCAATTGGCCGACATAATGGCTGAACTCCAAGAAAGTAACCGAAAATGATAATGATCTGCGAACAAAGTACCCCAATTGCCTTCATTCGTGCCGAATGTACTGACCTTTGGAACGAAGGGGGCTCTTGGAGTGGCAACTACTGTTGGGTGCGCCGTCGCACGGTTGTAGTGCCTACAACCGCAAGCGATAGAACCGTAAGCCGACGAATCAAGAAAGCTCTTGGAATCCAAGGAATGCCCGTTGATAGCTGGGCGGGCTCCGATTATTGTTGGCGGGATGGATGCGTCGGCGCTTATGCCGATTGGATTGTATAGCATACAAGCCGGTTAGCGGCGGGTTCGAGTCCCGCCGTATGCTCTGGGGTCGTCATGTGACGACCGTTGTTAACCTTTAGATTGGAGATATCATGGCAACCAAAACCCGTATCGATACTGTACAGGACAAATTACAATCGCACTTAATAGAATCCGGACTACATACTGAATGCATTGTCGAATGTGACAGTTCGGCGATAGAACGCCGGTATTATATCCGCACGAACTATTCTATATCAGGAGTAGTGGAAAGAAATACCCGCGACGGTGGCGGGTTCCGTGTATTGCTGGAATATACCACCGATAACGAAATGGCGGACAATTGCGGTATTTTGGAGCAACAATTCAGCACAATTCAAGATATGCTATCCGCTTTGAAATTCCATCTTTCTATATTCCGGTCGCTGCGAAAATCACTAGCTAACGTACTTTAGAACGGAATAAACCATGATCCAGCAACAAAGCACACAATCCCGATTGGACTATCTGCGGAAAGCCCGCAACTATGCCAAGCGACAATTCGACAAACTGATTATCTCCCCTGAATACAGATATGCGCATCCATCGCATGCCGTAGCTCACGCCCTGCAATTAACGGAAGCCCGATACCCTGATTTGGGTACATTCGGAGTTGAGGGCACTACTAGCGATTATGGGCAGGATGTATTTACTATCCAATACCTCCACACCGGCGAAACCTACGATCTCACAATTTGTTACTACAAAAGCCGATTTATTGTGAGTTCGTGGGGCGATATTGCCGAAAGATACCTCTAAACCAAGGAAATTTGAAATGAAAAACCACATTCCGAAAATCAAAGCATTGCATACGGCAATCTACAAATCGATCTTCCACCGGAACCCGCCGCTAACCTACGCCAAAACAGTGCAAGCATTAGACTTGCTTGCGAGACTGATAAGCGACTATCCCGGCGACAATGACGATTGGATCTACATAGGTGAAAGCTCGTACGTATCGCTGGATTCATTGCTAGTCGCCGCGTATTGGCATCTCTCCCAATGGCATTCCGGCCAATGGTCCGACGAATACCGGGCGCTTTGCAGCATCGGGCGAGTTTTCAAGCCCGGAATGTCAAGCGAACCCAGCCGGGGCGACTCGGAATATGATTGCTATAAAGCTCTTGATGCAATGGCACGCCGGGAAGCCGGATTGCCAGTGTACTCTTTTTACCCGCTCGTTTTACGCTAATGGAATATCATGAAAACCAATACAATTCTATCTGTTTTATGTGAAGATGGATTGACTCGCATCAGTTACCCCGCCTATAGGGTGCCCGGATGCTTTTTCGTCGTCCGTGAAGTAGGGGCTAAAGATTTCACTGTTAGTGATCCGAATACAGGGGCGTGTATCGCCCATTGCAACTACTTCCAAACGGCGTGCCGATTCGCCAACATGCTCCACGATTTGATTTGTGAGAGATTGCCTGAATACAGCAAGGCAAGCCTTGAGGAATCCAAGCAAATCCTAATGGATGCTCAACTAGGTAGTTTTTATCCTCTGCGACTATGTAAGCCGGGACAATTTGAAAACGCCTACTTTGAACAGCAAGCCCGAAACGCCCAGCTATCCCAAGAGCTAGCCGCCCATTTTCAACATCAACTCGATTCAGCAAGATAGGAAATACACAAAGGAGAAAACTGAATGTACCGATACAACTACCGCGACTGGCAAGGCATCCAACAGGAAGTCAAAGTTACCGGAACGATTGTTATCCGGCAGGACGATATCCGGCTATATGTCACCAAACATCGAAACGGCTACGCCGTTCACTATGGCCTGGAAACGCAACTGGCAACCGACCTAGCCGACGCTATGCGACAATTTTCCGATTGTTTTTGCCATGCTGCCGAGTGCGGGGACTTAAAAGCCCTCCAAACCTCCAAATTGGCACCGTAGACGCGTTCCGCGTCCGAATAGCTATAACCACACCAGTTAGACGCGGAACGCGTCTAATGGGCCAAAATGACGATTTAACGAGATAACCCAAATTTGAGGGAAATAAAATGCGAATGCTAGTTTACAACCGAATCATCGCAAACTGGATTAAGGGCGTCGATGATATGCTGAATGTCTGCTATGTGATGAGATGGGAAAGCGAATCCGTACCTGATGGAATCGAAATCCTAATTCAGCATCTCGACGAGGATGAAGCGCATTTGGTAACGTCTCGGTATCGCCTTGAATACGGCAAGGATAGTCCGAACCTCCGACTTATTTTAGCCGCTTGTAGTGATGAAGCGATGCTGACATGGCTGGAAGCCCAGCATTCGCAGATTTACCGATAACACTTTTTACCCCGCAAAGGATTGCGAATTATGCTTTATCGTGGATGGATTGACGGACAATGGAAAATCACGCCGAATTTAAGTGACCTTGACGGAATTGAATCCGTTGATATTTTCTTCAACGGATTTTGGACTGTTTACTACTAACACTTGGAGATTATTGAAATGAAATACCACGCACACAAATGCGAGACAACCGGAAAATGGCAAGTATTCTATGGCATTACCGATGCCGTAATACTGGAACTACCTAATTGGATGCCGTTTTCCGTGGTCAGTGAAATGATGCGAGGTCTTGATCGGACGGACCCCGTTAATGTGTATCCTGAACTGTTCAATTCTTGATTTAACCCTTTTTTCCTTGGAGATTATTGAAATGACAACCGCAACATTCAACCAAGCTCGCTTCGACGAGCTAACCGCCAAAGTCGAATACTCGGCTACCTTTGTGCCGTTTTCTAGGTCGCGATCTCGCGACGAAAAGCAATGCAACCTCAACTGGGTTATAACCCTGAAAGCCGGGCGGACGGAATTCTCTACCGATTACTCGCAAGGTGTTGGGCACATTCCTAAATATCAGCACGGGAATAACCTTGTTATCTACCGCGATGCGGTAGCCGAAACGTGCGAAACCGGACTGAATCATACAATCGACTACAAAAACGATATGTATCGCAGGTTAAGGGCGAAACCGTTAGCGCCTCCCGCGAAAGCCGATGTTTTCTATTGCTTGTTGATGGATTCCGATGTGGTGTACTTCGCTTGCTTTGAAGATTGGGCTAGTGAATTGGGCCACGATACCGATAGCCGCAAGGCGGCTAAGGTTTATGAAGCCTGTCTGCAAACTGCCCTGAAATTCCGTCGATTCTTCAATGAAGCTGAATTGACTGAATTGCGTGACCTGTTCTCGGATTACTGAGACGATACCCGATTCCCGGCTAGCTCGCCCGGCTAGCCGGTCCCGGTTACCGTTTTACCTTACCCACCTTTTGGAGATTATTGGAATGTTAGCTAGTCAAATTAAAACCGCTTCTGATTTGAAGTATTTCGTCCAGGAATACAATCCGAACTCGAACTTCTTTAGCCGCCCGGCCATGAAGTTTTTCGGGGATACCATGCAAAATTACGGCGTTCGCCGGGTTACCGGCACCTATTGCGGTGGCGTCCAGATGGAAGCCTTTGAATTGTATCGCCGGAAGCCGGTCCATCACGGGCTACAGACCTCGGCCTATTTCTGCCCAATCACATTTCGCCAATTAGTAGGATTTAAGGAATCAGAATGAGATACCGCCTGAACCCGGTCAAATCAAGCGAAGTGATCGCCTCAGTGGGCGATCTGACGGTGACTCGCTTCTATATGCACAATCCCGCGAAGGATTTTGTTTCCGTGCGGCTGTCGCATCCGTTCGCGGATGCTGTCGATACCGATCTGACGCTAGCCCAGTTCGCCGAATTCGCTAACCTATTACAGAAAGCAATCCCAACATGAGACTAATAACCCTCACCAACGATTTCCACAATACCAGCGTAAATCTACGCTGCGAAGTCCTCAGCCATATCTACCATACTGCCGTGGCGTATCCCAACGCCAACCAAATCAAGAAAGCCAAGCGTACTTTGTGCGGTATCGCCGGGTGCAATTGCTCGAACGATGCTGGTATTCGCGGTCGTCAAGAAATTGACGGCAAACGGCTTGAAGTCAATTTGGATTCTCTACACAAAGGATAAACCCATGCCGAAACCACTCAAAACCTACTACGTCATCCGTACCGGATGGAATGCCGCCAACCAATCGATGCGTTCTGCATCCCCGAATCCTAAAAACAGCTTCGAAGCGAACCGCTTCAGCCTAGTATTGATCGTCGAAGCTGATTCGCCAGAGTCAGCTTGTGCCCAGTTTCACGGGACCGTTTACAACGGTCAAAGTTTGGTCGCGGTGACCAATAAGCGATCCGTTCGCGGATTGTCGAAAGCCATTCTCAATTACTACTGTTATGAGGCTAATTTCGCATGAACTCAACCATATTCTGGAAACTAGACGACGGTCGCCATTGGAGAGCCGATAGACACATCGATATCCGCAATCGATGGTGGGTTGCCGAATGCTGCCCAATCGGCAACGCCGATCACGAATGGCGTGACCGCTTCGCGGTCTATGCTGACAGTAAAGAGCAAGCAAAGGTTGCCGCTCTACTTCGACTCCAACCGAAAGCAATCCCAACATGAATACCCCAATTGATGATATCGAACAATCGGCCTACCTAAGCGGCTATGCCGCTTCCGAACGCCGGTATTCCGTAGACGGCATCCGCCGCCTAACTTACTACACCGCACTGATAGCCGGCTTGGTCGGCTTCGTGCTCGGTGCCCTCGTTTCCCGTCTCTAATTTGAAGGAAGTTTGAAAATGTATTACGTTTTTTCGACACAACGCAAATTCACCCTAGCCGCCGCTAATCGGATTAAGCGGTCCATTCGGTTCATTGATCCTGAGGCTACGTTTATCGGGCCTGTTACAGGCAACGGGACTACAGGTTGGATTGAACGACCGAACGACGGCACGAACAACATGAATCATGTTCGCGCTCGCAATGAAAAAATGGCGGCTATCGCAAGGAAAGAGATTTACGGAGTCGAGGAAAATGATGAATAAAGACGATTTAAGCCGGTATCAACGATACCGGCGAGAGGGTGAAACTGCCTTGATGGCATATAAACGAACTAGGGGCGATGTCTGCAAGGATGACGACCTAGAGGAATTCAATTGGCCTACCCGGCAACCGGGTTGCTTTTGCGTCAGCTTGATGGATTGGCGGACTGCAATGAAAGTCCGGCCTTGGATTTACTTCCCAATTGCAAGGAGAGGAACTTACCGCAGATGAAAACCTGGACCTGTACAGATTTTAAGGGACATTACCCTGTCGGGACGGCTTTAGTCGTTACGGCAGACAATGTACAATTGGCTATCACTATGGTTGAAACCCAATTGATTCAAATGGGCCTACAGCAGACTATCAAGCCGGTACAATTGGTTCCGCTTCCGACACATCATCGGCACGTCCGAATACTCTGCGATGGGGATTATTGAAATGAACTCAATCCAATTCGACCGAACAATGGCCGACGAGTCCCTGGTTAGAGAGCGGCTAAAGCCGCTAGTAACCCAGGACCGTCTAGACAAGGCCGCCCAAAGGCTCCAAAATGCGGTAGAACCGCATCTGTGGCCGTACATGCACAAAAGTAGCCGGATGCATCCAGACTGGGTTATACGGCACATTGTGCAACGATACGGAGCTAGGCGTTCCGGTGCCTTGGCCAATGACACTATCGCACTTGATGCGATGATTGATGCGGCTATAGTGGCCGCGTCGGAAACCAGTTATGAAATTCTGAATCAAGGGGATTGAAAATGGATGTGATAATTGAACTTCTAGTCGGGGCCTTTCTGGTCGCGGCGCTCTCAAAGGGTAAATAACATGCTGATTGATTTGAAACCGGGTTGGTTAGTTTGTGACATAGGCGCGAACACCGGGGCTTGGACCGCTGAAGCGGCCAAGGCCGGGGCTACCGTTATTGCGGCGGAGCCCTTAGCAGAGCACCGCGAAGCGGTGTTGGCTGCCGGGGCCGCTGTCGTGCTGCCGGTCGCTGTAAGCGACGTGGAGGACCGAATCCTATTTTATGTAGGACATGACGACCGATTCAGTAGCTCTAGTCCATCCTGGCCTAATGAAGCCTCTAAAACTTTTGGCTGGGATCGGCATATTGATATCCGAAAGGTCGATACCATGCGGTTGGATACCATTTGGCAGGTATTCGGGCCCTTCGATTTTATCAAGGTGGACTGCGAAGGCGGGGAACCCGCCGTTATTAGATCACTAGGAGATATAAAGCCTCCCAGAATATCAATTGAGTACCACGGCGGCAAGTGCTTGTTGCAATCACTTGCCGGGGTGACAGAAGAGGCGATTAGATTACTGGGCAGTAAATATCGCTACCGATTTGCCGCCGAGAGCCGCTACTGGGCATCTAATTGGATCTCTATGGCGGAAGCCATAGAGATGTTAAATGATGTCGATTGGGGAGACTGCATAGCTATCCATCGCGACCACTGGGACGAAATTTAACGTGGTTTCTGTTTACGAGAACGAGGTGGTGTTTTTAGGGCTTTGTCTATAGACCAGCCTAGTAAACATAATCTGTCTCGTATTAAACCTTTGTGGTACCCTAGCTCTTCTGCCCATGCTGCAAGGCATTGGGTTTTACCGTTGAAAGTCAATACGTGATTAGTTCTTTGGTTCCTGTTCTGTTCTGTGCGTGTTGCCCATCGGCAGTTTTCCGGGCAGTAATGGCTATTTACATCGATCCTATCGATGCTATGTCCCTTAGATGGGCGTTCACCCATGTCTTGGATGAAATTTATGAACCCTTGTCCGTCCGGTTCCAGCCACCTATCGCAGACGCGGATTCCGCGTCCTCCGTAGTTAGCGTATCCGCAGTCATTTGGGTTATAGCATCGTTGGATGAGGCATGTCCATGCTACGTGTTCGCGGGTATGCGATCTTCCGTGTTTTGTTAGACGTTGCCGCAGTCTCTCTTTATGGAGGCAGCCGCAACTTTGCGTTCGTGACGTGACTAAATCAGCCACGCTTAATGAAACTATATTCCCACAAACACACTGACACACTTGGTACTTTCTATGCTTTTTTGTCGATCCGACCGGCAACCAGAATATCGGACCAATGGTCGTTAAACGACCGAAGGTCTGCGGGACAAATTCCGTTGCAACTTTTACCGAATGCACTACAATGTAATCAGCCATTTGAAATACTTACCTATTTTACGTGGTTAGAAAAGCTAGTGAATTCGCGTTCACTAGCTTTTCGCATTTTACCACACCTCAACCCAAATGTCCAGTTTTAATAGGAGATGACCATGCAATGTATCTCGTAATCAGCGACCATGCATACGACCGCATCCATGAGCGGGTCAACGGCGAAGTCGAGATACCGGAAGCTCGAATTCTGAAAATCGGTGCCTTGGTTGAATACGACACTGAGTTCCACGTTCGTTGCGTGCTGTATAACTTCATTTGTAAACGCGGCGGGGATGCCGTAATCCTGATGACGGTCACCTACAATGTGACCCATCAACCGATGATGACTCAACAAAACAGACGGGCAGAATTCTATAGTCGGCATCGCCGACGACTGCTCAATTACTATCGAAAGAACAAACAATGGCAAGAATGAAAAAGTTAGCAGTCCAGTTACGTGAATTAGCTGACAAGCTGGAGACATTGGATATCGGGGACGTGGGGATTGATTGTACAATCAACGTATTTGGGGGAAGTCCGTATGGAACCCAATTGACGGTAGACACACTCAAAGAAGTAGTGGCTACATTCGCCGCCGGTGGCGGCAATGCGGAGCCCCGAATTTACGAAAACAGCACTTGGATTCGTGTAACGAATGGGGATCTGGGTGCCGTGATTCATTACGCGCCGTCGCTTTTTGGAGAAGAGGAAGTCGTACAACGGGTGCCGGTAAAGCTCGATCTGGCTAAACTTTTAGGGGATTAAGTAAGCCGTTTCACGGTTTCGGACTTTGTTTAGGTTTGCGAACGGGGGCGGTCAATACTTCTTCGATTGACCAACCCCTTTGTAGACGGCTTTTCAGTGTGCTTCGCGTCATGCCTAGTTCTTCAGCCCAGGCAGTTAAGCACTGAGTCTTTCCGTCGTGAGTTAAGTTCAGGTTGCTTCGCCTGTTTCTGGCTTGCTCTGTATTCGTAGCCCAACAGCAGTTTTCTGGGCAATAATTACCGTTTACTAATTTCCGTTCTACAGTTAAATTCTTGAATGGTTTTGCTCCCATATCTGAAAGGAAATTAAGGAAACCTTGGCCGTTGGGTTCTCGCCATCGGTCGCAGACGCGGATTCCGCGTCCTCCGTAATTTGGATAATCTTTGGTGTTTGGGTTCGTGCATCGTGACAACATACTAACATAACTGGCGTACTCAGACCTGTTGCGACCTGATACTCCTCCATGTCTGTATACTTTTTCTTTGTGTTTGCAGCCGCAACTCTCTGTGTTTCCTGTTATTAGGCTAGCGGAGTGCACTATGGTTATATTGCCGCAGACACACCTACAGACTTGGCGAGGCGCATATTCCCATTTTGTGCCTACTGGAAGCAGAAACCGAGGACCGATGGTCGTGAGACGACCGAAGGTTTCTGGTTCGAAAGTCTTGGCAATACGGATGCCGTGTATTAGAATGTAATTAGACATAGATGATACTTTTCCTATCGTTTGTGTTTAGAAGAGCCGAAAGGGTGAACACCTTTCGGCTCTTCGCATTTTAACAGAAATCGTCGCAGAAGTCTAGTTAATTCAGTCTTTTTACGTCTTCTGCGACTAGGTCATAAGAAATTAAGCCGTCCGGAGTAATGACGCTCGCTTCTTCGAGTAACTCGAAGATTCTGCTTTTAATTGAGATAGGCAGTCGGCCTAAGTCGATGGTACTGTGATGCATATTCACATTTCCTTCTACGGTTAGGACTTTACCGTACACATCTTTCATCAGGCGTTCCGCAGCGAATAAAGTTGCCTTTTCCGATCCTGCCGACACAAGCCCCATCAACCGGCCTTCGACAAAATGCCGCTTGGCTGCCTGGATATCGGCAATCATCTCAGCGAACTCTGGATCATTCTTACTCCAGCGTTCGAATTCTCGGATTGCTATCTTGAGATTACGGCAAGCCCCGGTTACATCAAAATTATTGTTTAGCAAAGCCCAGGCCAACAGCTTCTTACGCTCCCGTTCTCCTTTTCCTGCCAGAGCAATCATAGCCGCTTGCTTGGCGTCGTCCGTAACCGGACCCGACAAACTGGCCCAGATTGCTTTTGATTCCTCAGACAAGTCGTTTAGAACTGCCGGCAACCGGTCAGCTAAGGCAGCATCCATTGCGTTCCGCAATACGGGATCGTCAGCTAACAATTGCTTCAAGGCGAACGGCGATAGGCCGAGGGACTCGGCTACTTTGGCTTCGTCGCCGTGCTTTAGCGTTGCACGATATATTTGCCAGCTTAAATCGGCGTCAGAAGTCACTGTTTCCAAACCCCGCTGACTTTTACGAAAGGTGTTGCACTCTTCCAAGTGCCGGTTACTTTTACAAATGCCATCGCATCTTTCCATTCACCCGCAACCTTTAGCCGGAAGCCACCCAGAGCAACATTGCCGCTAACCAACGTAGCCGATGCAAGCTGAACTGATAACGAACCAGTAGCACCGTTTGCGACTGTACCAGATGACGATACAACGCACGAATCAAGTGCTCGGTTGACTTGTGCTGTTAGCCCAGCACTGAAAGAACCAGTGGACGATAACGTAGCATCTGCGAGTGTTCGTGTGACGCTACCTGATGCACCGGCAGCTAATGTGCCAGTTGCCGACGCTACAACGTCAGCGAGTGTTCTTGTGACGCTACCACTTAGTCCAGCCGCAAGCGTTGCGGTTGCCGAGCAAGTAACAGCCGCTAGGCTTGCCGAAACTGAACCAGTTACGGAACCAGCCGCACCACCTGTTGCTGATAGCGTTGCGTTGTCCAGTGTACGCGTTACCGTACCTGAAGCACCCGCAGCGACAGTGCCCGAAGACGATAGCGTTGCGTTTGTGAGTGTGCTATTGGTGCTACCAGTTAAGCCAGCCTCAAGCGTACCAGAAGCCGATACCGTTGCCGCTGCTAGCGTAACCGATACTGTTGCCGTTACTCCACTTCCGACCGTGCCAGTGGAAGCTATTGTTGCTGCATCCAGCGTGCTTGTTAGTGTGCCCGTTGCACCAGACGCAAGCGTACCTGTTGAGGACAAGCTAACATCGGCTAGCACTGCCGATACCGTACCAGACAACCCACTTGCTAACGTGCCCGACGAGGAAAGGGTGGCGTTGGCTAACGTGCTCGATACCGAACCAGTAGGAGCAGGAGCAGAAGAGACAGATAGCTTTCTGCTTGCACGCTCGTATGCGATGCCGCGTTTTCTGGCAAAGAGTTGGATTTCGCGTACCGACAAAACTCTGTTATACAAACGGAAGTCATCGACATTACCTTGGAACGATGCCCCCCCACCAGATGGATTCGTTCCAATACTAATTGACCTGTTATTTGTCCATGTTGAACCAACCACATTCGAGCTAGCTGAACCAAACGATACGCCGTTTTTGTAAATAGTCGCAGTCGTTCCGCTTACGGTCACTGCTAGGTGAGTCCATGTATTCAGCTGCATATTCATACCTGAACCAACGGCAGAACCACCGACAGGCTCTCCAAAAGCACAGTAAACTGAATTGTTGTTGGGACCAAAAAACACAGAACAGGCACGAGTTGAATGTGACACACCGCTGTCAAACGGTGTTGCGTAAGCAGTAAAATTTCCCGTATTGTAGAACCAAAAAGATAGAGTCAGGTTACCAGATATAGTACGCAAGGCATTAGTAATTGTAGTGCCTGTACCATTTAGATTTAATGCTGTTGCCCCGCCGCTAACAACCCAATCAGAACTGGCTAAACTTGTGATTCCGTGATTTTGATACAGCGATTGATCAAAAATACTTGTCAACCCCGACTGCCCCAGCGAAGGTGCCCAAGCACCGACGCACCCGTCCCATAGACTTGGATACTTCGGTGTGCCACCGCGACGTGGAGAATAGAAACCGCTTCGGTAGCTCGGGTTATTCGAGCTTGGGATAAGAATCGCAGACGAAGTGCTCGGCGTAACCAACTCTCCGCTAGAGACGAGTGTTGCCCCGTCTAGAGTTCGAGACAGCGTACCTGTTACACCTGAAGCTGGCTCGACGAGCAATTCATCGACGTACCAGCCCGCAGGAATCAGTTCTGCTTCCCACCATGCTAACGGTTCTAGATGTCGATCAAACGCACCGATCCGCGCCATTTTAGTCGCCCCCGCCTTCTTCAACAGGAGGAGGAATCAGAGACCACTCCGAATCGACGTATTGCCAACCAGGGCCAGCGTAATCGGGACACACAATAACAGTGAGATGGACCGGCGCAGTCCAAGCCTCGACCCCATCCCAAACACACACGTTAAAGACTTGACCTGATGCTGTCAGTAACGCCCAACGTGTCACCATGATATTATGATCCCATAGCCGTTGCCTCCGTTGCCACCCCGGCCACCGACGCCGGGGTTCATGCCGACACCGCCACCACCACCACCGCCGCCACCTTTGCCCCCGTTGCCGCCAGCCGCGCCCGCAGTAGATGCCGTGACAGTCGTTCCGCCACCACCTCCGCCTGTGCCGCCTACGATGCCGGTAGTGTCAATGCCGTTTGCGCCTGCCGTAGGCGATGCACCGCTCGTGCCCGCTGCACCGCCAAGCCCGCCCGCCGTAGCGCCAACGCTGTTGCCTGTGCCGCCGCCTGCCGATGCATCGATGGTGGTGGGGGTGCTGCTGTGACACCCGCCAGAGCCGCCACCGCCGCCACCCCACCGGGCAGTGCTACCCGCAGTTACGAGAGGCACGGTTGCGCTGTTGCTGGACCCGCCACCGCCACCGCCGCCTTCCCAAGCAGGGCCAAACGCAGTCGAATTGCTGCCGTTGATAGGCTGTCCCGATGCCCCCGCGCTGTTTATGGCTCCTAGGTTGGCGCCATGAGTGCCCGCCCCGGTGCCGCCGTTGGAAGTCGCGGCGCTGATCGCACCACCCGTCCCCGCAGCCCCGCCATGGGCGAAAAGTAGCGTGTAGGTCGTTGCCCGAACATACGACGGGGATCCAAAAAGCGGGCTCAAGCCCGCTGCGCCAGCCGTGCCGCCGCCACCACCGCCGCCGCCCAATCCGATCACGACAGTCAATTTTTCGGGCAGAGAATCGGTCGGAAAAATCTGACTGGCGCACAGCCCCCCGCCGCCGCCCGATCCACCTTTAGCGACAACTGCAGTTGCCAGAGACGCGCCGCCTCCGCCGCCGCCTCCGCCGCCCCACAGCCGGATAAGGGTCAGCCCGGTGCGAGGACCGGTCGGCTTGGTCCACGTTCCACCCGGGGCATCAAAAGTCTTAATGTCCGCCGAAGGGAACGGAGATGACACCTTCCACCCGCTTGCTTCGTCGAAAATCAATCCTGACTGGGCAGGAATGCTACCGCTCCACAAATCCGCCGTCGTTGTTCCATCCGTATGCAGCACTGTAATTGTCTGAGCCGCTGAATTGTGGTCGTTCCATACCGATAGAAACTTTACGACTCGGCTATCGCTCCCACTAGGGCTGCCCACTACGTCAGTTGTGGTTGCCGCTGCTATGCTCGTGTTGAGCCTGCCTGGTGTGACTGTACTACCGGACAGGTCCACATAGGAAGCGTGAACTAGGACGCTGTTCGATAAACTTGTTGTGACTCTGATTTTGTCGCTGGTTGACGTTAGGTACATTTTTTATTACCAAGAGATTACGACACAGTATCCAGCGCCACCGATGCCACCAGCGCCGCCAAGACCCGGATTGCTGCCACGCCCGCCACCACCGCCACCGCCGCCGCCGAGCCCGCCTGCGCCGCCCGCTGCGCCGTTGGCGGAAGCCTGCACAGTCGAGCCGCCACCGCCGCCACCCGCGCCACCCGTTGTGCCGTTGGTTGCCCCGCCCGCATCGCCGGGCAGAGGTGACGGGCCTGATGGACCCGCTGAGACGCCCGCCGCTCCCCCGCCGCCAACAGACGAGCTAAAACCGCCGCCGGTCGTCGGGCTGGTTGCCGCAGGAACTGCGCTTGTTCCACCGCCCGAGCCGCCGCCACCGCCGCCAAAAAGCGACCCGCCGCCAGAGGTTGAAGCGGCAGCATTTGTCGAGCCGCCACCGCCGCCCCCGCCGAAGTGACCGTAATAACTATTACCCGAGCCAACCGCCCCCGTGATGCCTTGAATGTCAAAACCCGGCCCGGACGAAATTGGCTGCCCCCCGTTGCCGCCCACCGCTGCGGTGGCTGTTTGACCGGCAGAGTGCCCGCCACCGCCGCCGCCACCGCCAGTCGCAAGCGCAGAGTTTTGCCCGCCTCTTCCGCCGCCGCCACCGTAGCCGGTCAGCAGTGAGCCAAATGTCGTGTTGCCGCCGACGCCACCATCGCCGCCGGAGCCGCCTGCCGTTGCACCCGTGCCCGCTGAGCCTCCTGCACCGATGGTCACCGATACGTCGTCGCCAAGGTCAGATGCTCTGAAAATTCTTTCAACAAAGCAACCCCCGCCGCCGCCACCGCCACCCTTGGTAACGGTCGCAGTTGCCAGAGACGAACCCCCACCGCCACCGCCACCTGCACCCCAGACGCGAACCATAACAACGCCCGGGTTGAAGCTGGTCGGCTTGTTCCATGTGCCACTTGCGGAAAAGGTTTGAATGTTTGTCGGTCTAGAATTGCCGATTACAGTCCAGCCTTGCCCATCGACGTAGGTCAATCCTGATTGGCTTGGCAGACTGACGACGTAAATATCGACGACTGTCGTCCCGTCAGTGTGTTGCACTGTAACCGAATTGGCTGAACTGCTAGAGTCGTTCCAAATGGATACGTACTTTATTTTTCGTTGCGTGCTACTTGCAGGGCTTGCGACTATATCGGTCGTCGTAGCTGTGCTGATAGAACTGTTAAGCCGTCCAGGTGTAACCGTACTACCAGAGAGGTCCACGTAGCTAGCTTGCACGCGAACATCACCAGCTACGGAAGTGACCAATCGGATTTTATCGCTGGTGGATGTCAGCAGCATGTTATTGGGCCTCTGGTGGCATTGGTGTAACGATGACTCGTGAAGCGTTGGCTGTGTTCTCTAAGTTGTCACCTGCCGATGCGTTCCAGACACCGATGGAATAGTATCGACTGGTGATTGGTACGTTTTGAAAACGTGCGACTATATCCGTGGCTGTCGATGTCGTGTCTACAATCACAGCACCGATGAGTATTCCGTTGCGTCTCTTGTCCGCTGTTAGTGCAGCGTCTGACGTGCCCAGCGTTCCATCCATGTAGGTTCCATCGGACTGGAATAGATAGAGCTCAACAGCCTCACCAAGTGCTGGTGCAGTTTCAAACTGAAAGACTCCAGTAACCTCGTGCGACTCTGCTAGGCTACCCGCACCTCGATCATAACGAGCCGACACGCGACCAGCACCGAATGCTAAGTTATTCAGCGTGATAACGACATCGCCACCGCTATCGCGAAAAACTATCGGAGTTTCCGTAGCTCTGTAAACTTTACTTGGCATATTAGTAGAACCAACCCATAGCTTGAACTACGTCTAAGTACGATAGCGTTCCTTCGGCTGAAGTAACCGCAGGAACAGCATTACTACCCGTGCCTGTGGCTAGTAGCTTTTCAACCCCGTTGGCTGTTCGTTTGCAATGAACGTAAACAGAAGCACGTACTGCCAAATCTGCCGCTGTACCAACCCAACAAGCATCAATACCCGCTCGTACGTTCGGCTTGCTGGCATCGAACGAACCAAGGCGACTCATCCAATCCCAGATTCTTGCCTTACCTACTGAAAGATTATCGACTCGTGCCCAGTCCATGCCGTTTCGCATAATCTCGTCAACGGAGACAGATGTCCTCCACACGATGAACGCTGGTTCTGTCGGTTGATTCAATGCCTCGGCAATGAACAGAGCACCACTGTTAGTTTGCGGCTGAACCGAAAAAACAGGATCGGCTAGAACGAAGTTGCGAAGCGTCGTTTGCTGTGCTGTTGTTAGCTGCATGGTTAAGCGTTGCCGTCTGTCAGGGTAAACGTATTGACCGTGAACGATTGACCTGCGGTGAATGAAGTCGAAGAAACTTCCATGTCGCCACCGCCGCTAGTTGCTGTAACTGTTCCCTGGATAAAGCAAGTTGTTCCGTCCTTTGTCGCTTGCGAGTTGTAGACGCAGAAATGACCTGCCGTACCAGTAGCATCGGCACTCAAGTCTTGCCAAGTTCCTGCAATGGCTTTCGCACCCGATGACGCTGCGGCCATCCAGTCGGATGGAAGGTTGATTGTGGCAAGCACTGTTCCAGTCCGTGTTGCTGCACAGTTTGCTGGAACAGTACCCGAACGAATCTCCAGCGAACAGGATGTCCCGTTCGTCGATTCGATTGTGTCAAGCCTTGCGTTGCGTGTCGCAACATTAAATTGAATTGCCATTTGTTTTTATTCCTTTAGGGTGAATACTGTAGATAGATATCGCCATCGTTGCCGCCAGACGGTGGAGCTGTTCCGAATGTAATCACCGTGCCTGACGGTCCAACCGGACCTTCTTGCACAATGACAATTACATCAGGACCGTTAGTTGTATCAGGAATTACGATAACATCAGGCATCTTCGTTATCTCCTCCCTTCAAGTTAAGTTTACCGTAAAGCCACGTAGTCTCTATTCCGGCTTGCCGGAACTCGACTTCGTAAGTCGGCTTAACGCCGTCTTCATAGACGGCGTTGCCTATGAGGCGAGTATCTGCCGGCGTCAGCGTAGCCGACGCTTGGTTGCCGGAAACCGTCACTGTTCCTGCCGTGGTCGATTTCTCGACCAGTTTCGTATCACCGTTAAAAACGGTGAAAAACACCGATACTCCGGTTAAGGGGTAGGCTGTTGTTGAGGTTTCGGTGTCGTCTAGGTAAGTTGCGAATCGCCAATGGAACGTCTTGTGATTCCCCACCCACACGTCGTATGCAAATTTGGCAGGAGTAGTCATAGGCTAATTTTACCCAGAAATCAGATAGGTTTCCGATTTGCGTCACAAAGCCGCTCTGCGGCTCCGCCGCGTCTTTTTCTTACGACGGCGGACGCTTGGTCTAGCCCGATGTGGAGATAGACCAAGCTCATCGGCAAAGAAAAAGTAGACCGATAGCCAAAGCGTTTGGAAATATCTCATCATATTGCATATTCCGTTTGTTTTTCCGGGGCTACGTTGGAAGTTGGATATTGGCAATTCGGCACCCGGACGCCTAAAAACGGACATAACTTTGCCCAAGGGCTCGTTGAAGTGTCTGCCATATCCATCACCAACAGATCGTCGGGACGATCCTTAAAGTATTCTAGCACGTCTGCGTTGTGCTGGCGGTACTTTTGGATCATCACTTCGGGATCGAAGTGGTTCTGGCCGTACACGGCCCTATGGATGATCTTAGTGAACGGATCGTTCTTCCAATACACTTGCTGTGGATTGAACTCTGGATTCCAGTGCTTTCTGACCGACTCCAGCCATTCCTTCTCGGGACGTGTAGTCAAAATGAACTTGCTGCGAGGATAGGCGACATCGAGCTGGCGAAATAGAAACGGTATCGGTAGATCGCAAAGTGCATAGCACTTTTCTAGCGTGAGAGATCTTCCTTCCTGGAGGATCTGGTTGTAGATGGACTTTGCCCAATGTGCATTTTTCCAATGTCCTGATGGGTAGCCTAGTATTTGGAAGGCATTATGCAGCGACGTAGTCGCTGTCTTATGGGCTCCGATGCCGAAAATGCGAGTAGGCAACGGCTTCAGTTCGATGGCTTCCGGTACGAAATTGCGATGTACCATCGCACAACCGAAGTAGCCGTTGTTCACGACTCTATTAGTTTGGCTAATGGAAAACTCTTCGGCGTCTGAATCCGCTGCTTCTGGGTATTCTTTGAACCGCATCTTGTCTGTATGCCGAATGGCATTAAGGAACTTAGGATCGATTTCGATGGGCTCATTTTCCATTCGGATCAATCGGGCGCGGAAATCCTTGTCATCCGGCGAATATGTGGAATATTTCTCATCGTAGCCTCCTGCAAGGAGGAATGCGTCGTTGGAGCAAACTATTCGCCCCGAGATGCCTTTGGGCATGACTCCTTTGACCATATTCGCCCAAAGAAGAACTCTCCGATCAGTAGCGAAATGATTACGAATGTAAGCATCGA